TAATTATAATATTAATATTATAAATAATAATATTATTCCAATAGGATATACAGCTACTGATTTAATTAATTATGTTTCTCATACTTTTGCAGGTACTATAAAAAGTTTAGGTAATAACTTCTTAGGAAAAGATCCTTCCACTGTTGGTACTTATGCTAATAGACCTACATTAACGAGTAATCAAATCGGTAGAATATATTATATGACAGATAATTCAATACCTGCTTTCTGGAATGGTGAGGCATGGAGAGATGCAAATGGTTATCCTGCATTAAAAAAGAAAGGAACTACTGCTGAAAGACCTGCTATACCTTCAGGTAATTATTCTGGATATACTTATTATGATACTACATTAAACAAGTATGTATTATGGAATGGAACTGCATGGACTAATTTAGATGGTACTGCACTAGCTTAACAATCTATTCTATATAAGCAAATGACTTAGACTAATGCCTAGGTCATTTCTTTTTAGTATATTTGCACAAATTAAATAGAGGAGTATATGAAGAAGTTTATTATTGGATTGATAGTACTATTAGTATGTTCACTTATCTATATGGTACATCAGAATAGAACATTGACTGCTAAATATGAGACCTCTATTGAGAATATAAAGGCTTATGATTCACAATTAAGTGGTCTCAATAACAGCAATAAGGTATTCAAATTAACTATAGATCAACTTAACTACTTTAAAGACTCTATACTTATCAAGATGAATGAAGTAAGGAAGGAGTTAAATATTAAAGATAGCAAGATTAAACAAATGCAGTATAAACTATCTCATGTTGAGAAGCCTGATAGTGTTATATTAAAAGACACTGTATTTGTAGAATCCTTCAAGTTAGATACTATTATTGGAGATGAGTGGGCTAATACTCATTTAATTATGAAGTATCCTAACTACATTAAGTTCACTCCTAAGTTTAAGTTAGAGAGTTTCTTATTTGTAGAATCTAAGAAAGAAACTGTGAATCCACCAAAGAAGTTCTTCTTATTTAGGTGGTTTCAGAAGCGACACACAGTACTAAATGTAACTGTAAAAGAAAACAATCCCTATGTAGAAACTGATGAACAGAAATTTGTTGAAATTATAAAATAAAGTAATATGGATACTGTACAAATTATAAGTTTAGTACTAGGGTCCAACTTAGTTAATAGTATAGTTACTTGGGCATTGTCTAGAAGAAAGAATAATGCAGAAGTTAATAAAACTAATGCAGAAGTTGATAGCACCCAATTAGACAATTTGGTTAAACAACTGGAGTTCTATAAGAAGTTAGTTACAGATTATAAACACCAGTTAGAAGAATACATTCAAATAAGTGAGGAGAATAGATTAGAGCTTATAAGGCTAAGAAAAGTTGTTAGCAAGATAGTAAATGATGTTTGCTTAGCCAAGGGATGTAGTAAGAGAGTATATATGGATGATAAAGCAGTTGAAGAGCTGTTGGGAGGAGTTAGAGAAGAAGTAAAAATTAAACTAGATAACAATGAAAAGACTAATAAGTTATAATGTATTTGAAGGAGACCCTAACTTAATTGCAGAAGGTCAGATTCTAGTGATTAGAGACAGCAGTGCTGTAGATAGAATTGCTGATGTACAGCAAAGAATTAATGGTAATATGGTATCATTAATTACAGATAAAGTAACCTTTGCTATAACACCAACTCCAACAGATGCCTCTGTTAGTATTAATGGGGTTGTAGGTACTAGTATTAAGACTTACAAGGGTGCTACAGTAAATTGGGTAGTATCTAAATCAGGTTATAAAACTCAAAGAGGTACTGAAGTAGTTACAACTAATACTACTAAGGCTATCACACTTGAAGCTAATCCTAACTAATATGAAAGTTAAAGTAAAAAGAACATATAAAGGACCTTTATACTCTATAGGTAAGATGTATGTTAATGATACTTATCTATGTGATACACTCGAAGACAAGGACAGAGGATTAACTAGTCAAATGTCACTTGAAGAGATTAAGGCTAAGAAGGTATATGGAGAGACAGCAATACCTACAGGTGTTTATAAGTTAAATATGAACACAGTAAGTCCTAAATTCAAAGATAGATCATGGGCTATACCTTATAAAGGTATTCTTCCCAGACTAGAGAATGTTAAAGGCTTTGAGGGTGTACTCATACATGTGGGAAACAAACCACAGGAGACCCTTGGGTGTGTACTTGTTGGAGAGAACAAAGTCAAAGGTCAGGTTATTAATAGTACAGCATCATTTAATAAGCTAATGAAGTTGCTATTACAAGCTAATATAGATGGAGAAGACATTGAGTTAACAGTGGAATAAAAGTAGATTAAAGGGTGTGGTTATTATTAACTAACACCCTTTTATTTTGCTACTTTGTTAAGTGTTTTACTTATAGTAAGACTACTGTTAGACTTATGCTATTGTGTATATGAAATATTTTTCAGAACTTTGCATAGTTTAATTAATGGAGAAGAGTATTATGGAAGGATTAGACATGAGTAATATCCTGTCACCAGATGAGGTTGATAACCTATTTACTGATGATGGGGGTGAAGAAACACAGGTTATTCCACCTGAAAAACAGGAAGAAGATAAAGATAATAAAACAACTACTGAGATTCCTGAAGTAGACCCTGAAAGTCTATTTGATGAATCAGAGAGCGTAGGTAGTGAGAAAGTAGATACTAAAGGCAAAGAGAGTACCTCTTCTAAAGAGACTGGTGCTTCTCCCAAAACTAACTTCTACTCTTCCATTGCCAGTGCTTTGAAAGAAGAAGGTATTCTCTCAGACCTTGATGATGAGACTTTAAGTAAGATTGAAAGTCCTGAAGACTTTGCTGAAGCTATGGAAGCTCAACTTAAAGCTCAACTTGATGAAAGACAAAAGAGGATAGATGAAGCACTTCAAGTGGGTATAGAACCTGATGAAGTTAGAAAGTATGAAGGAATAATCAGTTACCTTAATACTATCACAGAAGATGCTATCATTGATGAATCTGCTGAAGGTGAAAAACTGAGAAAACAACTTATCTTTCAAGATTTCCTTAATAGAGGATTCAGCAAAGAAAGAGCACAAAGAGAGACTCAAAAGTCTATTAGTTCAGGCTCTGATATTGAAGATGCAAAGGAAGCACTAGCAAGTAATAAAGAGTACTTTAAGCAAGAATATGATAATATTATTGCTGAAGCTAGAGAGGCAGAAGAAGCTGAAAAAGCTAGACTTAAGAAAGAGGCAGCAGACTTGAAGAAGGCTATCTTAGAAGATAAGGAAGTCTTTGAAGGGTTAGAGTTGGATAAAACTACAAGAGAGAAAGTTTACAACTCTATTAGTAAGCCTGTCTATAGAGACCCAGAAACTGGTGAGTATCTAACAGCAGTCCAAAAGTATGAAAGAGATAATAGACCAGACTTCTTAAAGAAGTTGGGAGTACTCTTTACATTAACTGATGGCTTTACAAACTTAGATAAGTTGGTTAAACCAGCTGCTAAAAAGCAAGTTAGAAAGAGCCTAAGAGAACTGGAACACACTATCAACACTACTAGAAGAAATACAGATGGAAGTCTTAATTTCATGTCAGGTGTAAGTGATGACTCAGAATCAAAGGTTTCAGACTACGATATTGATGTGTAAATGAGATTGATTAATTTATAAATGTTTAAGACATGGCTGGAAAATTAAGTAAATTCCAAATGATTGGTTTTCAACACTGGAAAGGGTTGACTACTGAAAATCACTTAGGTGCTATATTTCAACGTGCACCACAAAAGGCAACTAATCTTATGGTTCAGTTGTTAGCTTTCCATAGAGGAAAGACACTTGATACATTCCTTAATTCATTCCCTACTAAGGTATTTGACGATGATAGTGAATACTACTGGGATGTTATTGGTTCTTCAAGAAGAAATATTCCTCTGGTAGAAGCTAGAGATGAAAATGGTACTGTTATTACATCAGCTACTGTAGGTAATGTTGGTGTTGGAGGTGCTCCTTTCTATCTTGTATTCCCTGAAGACTGGTTTGCAGATGGTGAAGTAATTGTAGGTAATCTGAATCAAGTATATCCTCAGAGAATTCTTGGTGATGGTAGACCTGAAGGTACTAACTGTGTGTATAAGGTAGAACTTATGGGTGGTAACAGCAAGGGTATTCCTGTAGAAAGATTACTTGCTGGTGAAAGATACTCAGTAGAGTTTGCTCCTGTTGAAAGAGAACTCTCTAGAAAGGTTGGTGATGTTAGATTCACTAGTCCTGTTTCTATGAGAAATGAGTGGACTACTATTAGAATCCAACACAAGGAACCAGGTTCTAATCTTGATAGAAAGCTTGCTATGGGTATTCCTATGGTACGTAGAGATGAATCAGGTAAACAAGTTAAGGACACTGCAAATAAGTGGATGCACTATGTTGAGTGGGAAGTTGAATGCCAGTTCTCTGAATATAAGAACAATGCAATGGCTTTTGGTACCTCTAACAGAAATATCAATGGTGAATACATGAACTTTGGTAAGTCTGGTAATGTAATTAAGACTGGTGCTGGTATCTTTGAACAGACAGAAGTAGCTAATACTATGTACTACAATGATATTAATGGCTTAATGAAGTTGTTGCTGGATGCATTGTATGAACTGTCTGCTGGTAAGTTAGGTTTTGGTGATAGAAAGTTCATCATAAAGACTGGTGAAAGAGGTGCATTAATCTTTAATAGAGAAGCTAAGAAGACTACTTCTGGTTGGATGCCTATCATCTCAACTCAGAATCCTCCTATCTACTCTAAGGTTGCTAGTAACTTTGCACAGAATGCAATTGCAGTAACTGACTATCAGGTAACTGAATGGAGAGCACCTAATGGTGTAATGGTTACTCTTGATGTTGACCCATTCTATGATGATCCTGTAAGAAATAAGATTCTGCATCCTGAAGGTGGTGTAGCTTTCTCTTATAGATTTGATATTTGGTACATTGGTACTATGGACCAACCTAATATTCAGAAGTGCGCTATCAAGGGTCAAACTGAATTTAGAGGTTATCAATGGGGATTCAGAAATCCTTATACTGGACAGATGGGTAATCCTAATATGTCCTATGATGAGGATTCAGCTGTAATTCACAGAATGGCAACTTTGGGTACATTGGTATTAGACCCAACTAGAACAATGTCACTTATTCCTGCAATCCTGCAAGATAATAATACTAAAAAGGAGGATTAACACTCCTCCTTTTTTTTCTTTTTTTTTTAAATACTAAATGGAGAAGTAAATATGGCAAGTAAGAGAGTAGAAGAAGAACTTGACTTAGAAACTATTAATAGTGAAACAACTATAGTACCTCAGATGCCTGAGGAAGTTGAGGAACAACTACCTGTAAGAAGAGGTAGAAGTAATAAAGAGGCAGTTATCAATGAACCAATTAATTGTCTTAGGAATGAAAGAGTTATAGTAAGATATGTACCCAAAGAAAGTGGTATTGTAACTAACCCAAAGCATATTCTGTATGGAGGTATGGCTGAAAATGCAGTTAAGTATTTTACAGTTCCTCAATTAGAATCTGGTAAGTTAGTTAATATTCTTACTGATGATGAGAAAGAATTCCTTGAAGACATAATGGGTCTTGAATTTAATGCTCTTTCAATTTATAAGAAAGAAAATAATTATTGGTCTAATAAACAAGTTAGATTATTGAAACAAGATAATATACTTGATCTATCAGACCCTGAGCAATATATCAAATATAAGATATTATTGGCTAATAAAGATGAGATTGCTCCTTCACTTCAAGCATTACAAGATATGCCTAAGGCTACATATAAGTATGTAATTATCAAAGAAGGTGAAGAAACTTCAAATGCTAGACAGGAAATGTCAGCTACAATGCAAGCTTATATGGAATATGGTAAGTATGAAAAGGATGCAGATACTCTTAGAACTATCATTGAAACTATTGATGGTAGACCATTAGCCCTTAATACTAAGATTGAGTTCTTGCAAACTAAGATTAATAAACTCATTCAGGCTGATGCTAAGTTGTTCTTAAAGGTTATCACAGACCCTCTGTTATCTACTAAGGTACTTATCAAGAGAGCAGTTGAAGGTGGACTTATTGCTAATAGAGGAGGCTTCTTCTATTTAAGAGAAGACAATAGTCCTTTATGCAGTAATAAAGAAGACCCAACCTTTAATATAGCAGCTAAGTTCTTAGCTTCACCTAAGAACCAAGCTCTGAAGTTTTCTATTGAAGCTAAGCTAAAAGCTGAGTAGTGAAAAATTGGACAGTCTATGAACATATATCACCATCAGGTAAAGTCTATATAGGTATTACATCTGCTAAATATATATCTCAGAGGTTTCACAGAGGTCTTAACTATAAGAGTTGTAAGAAGTTCTACTGTGCTATCTTAAAATATGGTTGGGATAACTTTCAACATAATATTATAGCTTCAAACTTAGGTGAAATGACAGCTAAGAATATGGAGAAGGATTTAATTAAATTCTATAAGGAACAAGGTAAATCCTATAATATAACTGATGGTGGTGATGGGGCTGTTGGAATAAAATGGACCTCTGATATTAGGCTTAAGATGTATAATGTACACTTTGGAAGAAGAAATTCAATAGAGACTAAATTAAGAATGAGTAACTCAGCTAAAAGAGTTATACATACTAAAGAGTGGGCTAATAAAATTTCCGCTTCCAAGAAATCTAAAAATAATCACTTGAGTAATGAGCACAAGGAATTATTAAGTAGAATACATAAGGGAAAACCTGCATCTGACAAGGCTATATCTAAAGCTATAGAAGTGAATAGTAAGATATTATTTTTGGTAGATTCTACAAATAGAGTTGTTAAAACATATAAGTCACAAGTTACAGCTTCTGTAGATTTGAATGTCTCTCAGTGGAAAATAAGTGTGTACAAAGATACTGATAAAGAGATTATTAAGGGGTGTAAACTAGTAACTAAACTGAAAGAATAATGAATGTAACAGAATTCTTTGATAGGTTTAATGTCCTATACAATAACATAGATTCTAATGCTGCTCCAGGCTTAAATGGTTATGAGATTAGTGTTTGTTTAACAAAAGGTCAAGAAGAGATTATAAAGAATCACTTTAACCCTCAAGGTAATAAGTACCAAGAGGGTTTCAGTGACTCACCTAAAAGAGATGCAGACTTTAAGAATTTGATTAAGACATCAGCAACTCCTCAACTTATACCACTAGACCCAGTATATAGGTTAGATAGTAGAAGTGTTGTATTTAAGATTCCTGATGATGCATTCATACTTTTAAATGAGCAGTTTCATACTGATCTTATGAAGTACTCTCCTTTAATGCCTAAATATCTCACACCTGCTGAATTTAATGCTGCATTAAAGAAACCCTTCAAGTATCCTCCAAAAGCTGAAGCTTGGGTGATACAAGGTAATCATACTGAAGTTGGAGGTACAATTGAAGTATTATCAAATCCTCCTGCACAAACAGTAACATTTAGATATATAAAAAGACCTGCTCCTATTATAGTAGAAGACCTTACTCTGTATGGTACATCTATTAATGGAGTTAGTACAGTTTCTGAATGTGAATTAGATTCAAGCATACATGAAGAAATACTTCAAAGAGCTGTAGAGATAGCTAAGGCTGCTTATACAGGAGATGTAAATACTAGTATTCAAATGGGTCAAAGAAGTGAATAGTTATGAATAGATTTGAGATGAGTAATGAGATGGATGTTCTTCTTAGTGCTTATACACTAGATGTAGCTATTGTACTTGATGAATATGAGAAGTCTGTATATCTAACTAAAGCTCAAGAGGATATTGTATTAGAGATATATAATGGTAGAAACAACCTTGGTATTTCATTTGAATCTAATGAAGAAGCTAGGAGATTTCTAGTTGAAGCAGTTAAAGAGTTTAATAATGAAATAGCTACTCCTGCAAAGGAGGCTAATATTACATTACCTCTTGATGTATGGTTTATAACCTATGAAGAATGTATTCTAAGTGACACTACATTAGGGTGTAAAGATGGTAAGACTGCCTTAATAACTCCTATTAGACAAGATGAGTTATATAAGGTGTTAAAGAATCCATTTAAAGGACCTTCAGATAATAGAGTACTTAGAATAGATATTAATGATTCTATCAGGCTAATATCTAAATATAACATGAGTAAGTACCACTGTTTCTATCTAAGTAAACCAACTCCTATCATATTAGTTGATATAGGAGACTTAGAGATTGGTGGATATTCTACTGCTATGGATTGTATGTTAGATGATAGCTTACATAATATGATAGTAGAGAGAGCTGTTAGATTAGCTCTTTCAAGTAAAGCACAATATGCAAGTAAAGAGAATAATCAATAGCTTATTAATAAGCACAATGTTTAATTAAACTTTGAATTAAAAATGGCAACATTTTCAGTAAATCAAGTAAGACATTTATATGTCGCAAAAAGTCTGAAGACTGTAATAGCTCAGTTAACAACTGCTGGTGATATTCTGCCTAAGGCAGATACAGCTAAGACTACTCTGTATTTCCAGTATTATAGCCCAGCTGGTCTTGTTGAATCTAGTGATAAGATTCATATTCCTAATGTGACTTATGCAAAGGCTACTTCTTCTGAAGCTCTGGCTAAGAAGTTAGATAGATACCAAGTAGTTTTGGATGCTAATATCAATGGTGGTGCTCCTGTAGCTGGTCAAGATTATATCTTGAGACTTGCTTTCAGACAGTATGTAGGTTTATCTCCTGAAGACCAATATTGGAAATATGGTATGGTACATGCAGTTAGTGGCATGTCAGCATCAGATTTCTACAAGGCTTTAGCTTTGTCTTTAGGCAAGAACTTAGCAAGAGAAGCTACTCCATTAGTAACAATCTATTTAGTATCAGGTGCTTCTGGTAATGAAGCTTATACTAAGGTAGATATTGATACAGACCCTGCAACTCTAACTGGTACTTATACTGGTATTCAGATTGAACAAGTAGCTCAAGACTGGATTCTTGGTGTAATGCCTCAGGGCTATATTCCTTTTGCAGTTCAACCTACTAATATTACCTTTGAAGGTGATGAAAGAATCTGGGGTACAGTTACTACATTAACTCCTATTAATTCTGTACAGAATGGTCATGATATTGCAGACCTTGAATACTTCACAATGGGTGCTAGAGGTGACTTGTACAGAAATATGGGATGGCCCAATGTTATTCATACTACTTATTTGGTAGACCCAACTCAGAAGTATGATGTATTGGATATCAATTACTACTGGGCTGGTGGTGCAGAAGATGTACAGAAGTCTCCTAGAACACTGACATTAGTAGCTGTAGATGATGGCAGTCACACTGTAATGAATGCTCTCATTGGTGCAATCAATACTGCAAGTGGTTTGAATATTGCTACTCTGTAAACTGAGTTAACAATTATAAAGAGCATAGATTAAAAACTATGCTCTTTTTTTATCACTAATAATTAAGATCATGATGAAGAAGTACACAGGCATAATTTATATGTATGAATCTCCTTCTGGCAAATATTATATAGGACAAACTACTAGACCAAAATCAAGAAAGAATGAGCATGCTAGTATGTCCTATAATAATAGTGAGTTACCATTTCATAGAGCTATTAGAAAGTATGGATTTAAGAATTTAAAATATTCTGTATTGTGTACTATTACATGTAATAGTTTAGAGAATCTTAAAGATATTCTTAATAATTTAGAGAAATATTATATAGTGCAATATAATTGTAAAGTTCCAAATGGATATAATGTTTCTGATGGAGGAGAAGGCAATTTAGGAATAATACTAAGTTCTGAATCTAGAAAGAAGATGTCCATTGCTAGACAAGGACATAAAGTTTCTAATGAAACAAGAAGAAAAATGAGTTTGTGGCAAATTGGTAAAAAACTGTCAGAAGAAACTAAGAGAAAAATAAGTAAATCATGTACTGGTAAAATCTGTAAAGGTAGATCATGTATTAAATTATCTATTGATAATGTAGAACTTGCAGAGTATTCAAGAATAATTGATGCTGCTAAAGATAATAATATCAGTCAAAGTGCTATCAGTATGGCTATATCTGGAAAGAAAAAGACTGCTGGTGGATACAAATGGAAATATAAGGAGGAATTTTAATGATTAGATTTAATGAATTGCGCATTAGTTCTGATGGTAAGTATCTTATTATAGATGCTTCTGTAGATAGTCAGGACTTCTATAATGATGTACTATTGGATAGTGTAGTTATAGATACACAAGATACATACATTCTTAATGGTCCTAGTAGTAATCCTGTTTACACTTATACTGTAGGTGATAACTATGATTTAACTTACTCTATACCTGAACAATGTAATTGTAATCCTGTTCTTGAAGAAGAGGATCAATCATATTGCTTTACTTATGGTTCCTATGAAAAGAAGAATGTAAGACTAGTACTACAAGCAGGAGATATGAACCTAAGTACTCTTAATGATACTATGTTCTTTGTGTATGTAATTACTACAGGGGAACCATCAGCTGATGCACCTGAGAGTACTATTAGTCCTCAAATAATGGGTACTGTGACTAACTTATATCCATACTATCAAAGTATGATGAAGTCAGTTAAAGAGTTAATTAATGAGTGCAAGATACCTAAGAACTTTATTGATTTTTCATTAAGGTTGAAAGCACTTGAGTTATGTATAAGAACTGGTAATTATCCTCAGGCTATTGTCTATTGGAATAAGTTCTTCAAAGGCAAGATGTCTAAACCAGTAGTAACTAATTGTAGCTGTTATGCATGAAATAGATAATGTATCCTATGATGCTATTTACAGATACTTTAATGCTTTATCAAAGTTTGGTTATAAAAGCTATGGTGATGTAGAGAAGTTAATAGCATTACTTACACTAGATGAGATGCTTCATGTATTTAATGAATACATAGATGAAGATGATTTCAGAGCTATAATAAATGCTATCTATTGTTTAAGTGGAACTACTTGTCTTATAAGATATCCAGAATTTGTTAATCATGATAGTCTTACACATAAGACTAAGATAGGATTTACTACTAGAATAACTGAAGATAATGTTATCAGGGATACTGAAGACTATAGACTTAGAATAGAAGTATAACACTTATAGCCAGTAAATAAAACCAGTAAAGACCTTGTGTATGTGAGTTTAATTACTTACCTTTGCACAAGGTCTTAATTGTATAATTAAATATGTAATGATATGACATGGAGAGAAATTATATACATGTGCTCTGATGAATTAAAGCTTTCTAGTGATGATTCCTACTACACTGAGGATCACTTGAAGTTCTTAATCAGTAAGTACAGAAGTTTCATCTTGAAGCAGCGTTACTCGGATTTAAAGAAGTTTATACCTGAGAGTAACTTTAGTACTATATGCCTTGACTTAATGGAAGTACCTGCAATCTCTGGTGAGTCATGTGAGGGTGGAGTGTATCTTAGAACTACAAAGAAGGTTCCTTTTATGATGGGTATTAAGCAACCTAGAGTATATCCAGTAGACTATTATCAAGGTGAGATTACTTATATTTCAAGAGATAGAATGAAATATGTAGGATTTAATAAATACCTTAGTAATATCATATATTGCTCTTTAGCCCCTGATAATTACATCTACTTCAAGTCTAGTAATCCTCAGTACTTATACCTTGAAAAGGTTAGAATAACTGCACTATTCTCTGATGCAGAAGAAACTTTTGGATTACAGTGTGATGAAGATGGTCAAATATGTGAGTTACTTGACTCTGACTTTCCTTTGGAATCTGCATTAGTTTCACCATTAGTAGAGCTTGTAGTTAAAGAGTTAAGAGGTCCTGAATATTCTCCTGAAGATAAGGTAAATGATGCTAATGATAATTTGTCCAATGTAAGTACTAAGTAATGGAAAGTTATGAAAGTTTTAGAAGTAAACTATTAAAGTTAGATAAACCCAGAGTTCATAAGATTAGAGGTTCACTTGGTATTTATGATGGATATAAGTACTATAGAAAGAACAAACCTTCTGACCCTAAATATATATTAACTGAGTCTCAGTACTTTGCTATCACTAGAAGAGTTAATAACTTACTAGCTGATAATCTAATCAAAGGTGAAGAAATTAACTTCCCTCATAGGATGGGTAGATTAGAAATTAGAAAGGCTGCTGGTGAAGTTAGGCTAAATACTAATGGTGAACTTGTAACTAATTTACCTATTGATTGGGATAGAACACTTAAATTATGGTATGATGATGAAGAGTCTTATAATAACAAGACCTTAGTTAGAGTTGAGGAAAGAGAGATATTTAAAATATACTATAATAGAGGTCAAGCTAACTATAGTAATAAGTCTTTCTTTGAGTTTAGTGTAAATAGAGAATTAAAGAAAAGACTTAAAGAGAAGATTAAAGAAGGTAAGATTGAAGCTATGTACTTAGATAAAAATAAAAGATACTATGGTAAATAAGTGGACTGTGTATAGACACACTTCTCCATCAGGTAAAGTCTATATAGGCATTACTTCTCAAAATGTTGAAAGAAGATGGAATAGTGGTAAAGGTTATACATTATGCAAAGCTTTCTATAATGCAATCTTAAAATATGGTTGGGACAATATTAAACATGAGGTTTTATTTACTAACCTTTCTGAAGAAAGAGCTAAAAGGTTAGAGATTGAATTGATCAGGCATTATAAAAAGCTAAAAATATCATACAATATAACTAATGGTGGGGATGGAATGCTTGGTTATAGACATTCAGAAGAAGTATTAGTAAGGTTAAGAAAATCTTTAAAAGGTAGAAAATCACCTAATAAAGGGAAATGTATGAAAGAGTCTACTAAAATAAAGCTAAGTATTATAAATAAAGGTAAGACATTACCACTATCTGTTAGAGATAAGATTAGAAAAGCTAATTCAGGTGTTAATCACCCTTTTTATGGGAAAAAATTGAGTATAGAACATAAAGATAAAATAAGAAAGGCTCATTTAGGAATTAAGCTTGGTGATAATGTTGGATTTGAGAAAAGGTCAAAATCTAAGGATAGTTATTGTAAAGCTGTAGAACAACTAGATGATAATAATAATGTAATTGCTACATTTAGATCAGCAATTGATGCTGCAAGATACTATAATAAAGGTAAAAGTGCAGCATCCAAAATAACTGAATGTTGTAGGGGAACCAGAAATAAAACATTAAATAATAAATGGAGATATAAATATGGTTAATAATATAAGTTATGTTAAATTGCAGGAAATCGCCAGCAGGTTGATGCGCCATCCTTTAATGGTTGATTTAACTCTTGAATCTATTATACAGTACACCGTTGATTTCATCGGCAGAATGGGATTGCCTCCTATTTACTATGATAAGGTTGAGACTGTAGAAATTAAGAACTATAGAGCAAAACTTCCATGTGATCTAATAGCTATTAGACAAGTGAAAGATGTTAAGAATAACACTTCTCTTAGGGCTACTACTGATACCTTTCATCTAATACATGATGATAAAAGATTCCTTGAAAGACAAGAAGGAACCTTTAAGGTTCAAGGTAATATCATATATACTTCATTTAAGGAAGGTCATTTAGTTATTGCTTATAGAGCTATTCCAGTAGATAATGAAGGATTGCCTTTAATTCCTGATAACTCAGTATTTCTTAAAGCACTGGAGTTATTCATTAAGAAAGAATGGTTTACTATTCTATTTGATATGGGTAAAATAGCTCCAGCAGTATTACAGAATGTACAACAGGAATATGCTTGGTCAGCTGGACAATGTAATATGGAATTTACATTACCATCAGTATCTGAAATGGAGGCAATTAGTAACATATTAAATCAAATGATACCAAGAACTAATGAATTTAGAAAAGGCTTTAAGCCACTTGGTAACAAGGAATTTATAAAATCACACGGATAATGGCAATGAAAATTTCTCAACACGTAATCCAAGGCATGAGTAGGGATACTATTGTTAGTAAGTTTAACCCTAAATATGCCTTTGATGCTTTGAACATAAGAATAACTGCAAGAGATAATAACACTCTTCTTTCAGTTACTAATGAGAAAGGTAATAAAGAAGTGCCTTCTAATCATGAAATAGTAGGTACTTACTTAGGTAGCTGTATTCTTAATAATACTCTTATTGTATTTGCTAAGGATTCTATAGCAGATAGAATATATAAGTTTATCTATGAGGATGGGAAATTCACTTCCTCAGTTCTTTTTATGGGGCAGCTTAACCTTGATGTAGAACATCCTGTAGAAACCTTAGGTATATATGAGAATGAAGATATACAGAAAGTCTACTGGATAGATGGTATTAATCAGGCTAGAGTATTGAATATAACTAAAGATGTATATATCAATGCAGATGAATTTGACTTTATAGGAACTATACATACTAATGCTACAATTAATGTAGATAAGGTAAATAGTAGTGGTACTTTTAGTCAAGGTGTTATTCAATATGCCTTTAGTTACTATAATAAATATGGTAAGGAAACTAATATATTTAGCACTTCTCCTCTTCTCTATATTTCACATAAAGATAGAGGAGCTTCTCCTGAAGACACTGTAGCCTGTTCATTTAATATACAGCTTAACAATCTTGATACATCTTATGATTATGTAAGAATATATTCTATACATAGAACATCTATAGATGCTACTCCTCAAGTAAAGGTAGTTGCTGACTTGGTTACCACAACTCAATTGTATGTAGATACTGGCACTACTGGAGAAAGTGTGGACCCTACTATTCTTTTATATGTAGGTGGTGAAGAGATAGCTCCTTATACTATGGAACAAAAGGATAATACTTTATTCTTAGGTAACTATACTATTAAGAGAGAGTTAATTTCTACTGACTTACAGTATCAAATTAAGAAGAATGCTAATGTAACATTCTTCAAGAGAACTCTTACTGATGTATCAGATTTAGGAGATATGTACAGAGCTAATTATCAGCTTAACTACAACTCTAATCAGATTAAGGGATTTCAAAAAGGTGAAGTATATAGAGTAGGTATTCAGTTTCAAGATACCAAAGGTAAATGGAGTGAAGTAGTATTTGTAGGAGACTATGAATGTACTGAAAGAAATGAGAGTCATAACTCTCTAAATCAGTTTATGCTTTATGCATCTGCAATTAATGTTACAGTCAATGATGTAGCTACTGTACAAGCTATTAAAGACCTAGGATATATTAAGGCTAGAGGAGTAGTATGTTTCCCAGACTTTAATGATAGAAATGTTATCTGTCAAGGTATATTATGTCCTACTGTAGCTAACTATAAAGATAGATTAGATAATAGTCCATTTGCACAGTCTTCATGGTTTACAAGACCTTTTATGCCTGATGATTCATGGGTTAATGAATATGGAACTATGGCACATGATTGTAGTAAAGGTGAAGTGCCTTACTTCTATCACAATGGTCCTATAGGCTCAGCATCAGTAAATGACTTAACTAGAAGTGAAATACAGACAGCATTAGGTGTAGTTCCTTATATTCCTACAGGCACAGACCCAGGTGAATATACTGATAAAAGTATGTCTGAATTCCTTGTAGACCATAACATAGTTACCATGCATTCACCTGAAGTGGAGTTTAATGATAATCTACAGAACTTAGTTAATGCTGACTATAAGTTAAGAATTATAGGTGCAGTAGCACTTAATAATACATTGAGTGATATTAGTTTAACCACTTCTACACCTGCATTAGCACCTAAAGCTCTTGGATTCTATAAGGGTAAAGTATGTAACACTAGAATGTGGAATTATTCTGTTACTGGTGAGGGTGGTAGACAAATCTCTTCAGGTTTATTTTGGGCAGACAGTTTAAAATATACTACCTTTACACCTTTAGTATTAGGTCAAAGACTATGGATGGTTTATCCTTGGCATAGAAATGGTTCACTAATTAATGCTGGTGTTCCTACAGATGGAAATACAAGACCAGCAGCACTTGGTAGAAAGGTTATTAGTAACTTGAAATTCTCTGCTGATAATATATATCTTGATACTCCTTGGACTGATGATTCTGGTGAATATACTGGTATTACTCCAGTTAATTCATGGACTGCTGGGATGGTTAGAATAAAGGCTCCTCTTAATTCAGGATTGCAGGATTTAAACTATTATGCAGATATAGATAAAGTATTACCTTTTAATAGAAGTAATACAGTATCTTCTGATTATGAGAATGGTTATCCTATATATACATCATCAAGTGCTATATCTAATGGTAGTATAGCTCCTATATTCAATGCTGCTAATGATAATGTAATATCTGTAAATACATTAGATTCTTCAATAATTGATATAGAAGATGAAGATAAATATGGTACTGAGCCTGTTAGTATGAAGTATAAATCAAATCCTCATTTAGTGTTTGCATTTAACTACACTACATCTGGTAAACAGTCTGTTCTTCCTAAGAACAATACTTGTACTTCAATACTACAGAATAGTCCTACTACTAAGCCATTTTGGAATACAGATGCTCCTGATGGTGATACTGTGTATCAGGGTAATATTACTTACACTGATAGTCAAGACAGAGCTATATTATGGTTAGCTGAATTATACAGAGACAATGTAGTTAATAGATTTGGTGGTGATACTCCTGAGGCTATACTTAATAATACATTCTTGCCAGCAGGTGATGCTGTATTAATAGGTGATAACATTGATATAAACTGTACAGAAGGAGATACTTATATACAGAGATATGACTGTTTAAGAACCTTTGCTTCAACTAGTGAAGATCAAAACAGCATTGTAGATATAGTATCATTTATGTGTGAGACTAGAATTAATATAGATGGAAGGTATGATAGAAACAGAGGATTAGTTAATAATTTAAATATGAGTCCAACAAACTTCAATCTATTTAATCCTGTATATTCTCAGTCTAATAATTACTTTACTTTCAGAACAATTGATTATGAGAGATACAGTAATAGTTTATTCCCTAATTCATTAACATGGACTAAAGAGAAGACCTTAGGTGAGGATATTGATACGTGGACTAATATTACATTAGCTTCAAATCTTACATTAGATGGTGATAGAGGCAATCTTAACTTACTCAAGAAGATAGGCAATGACATCTTTGCATTTCAAGATAAGGGCATTTCAAGAGTACTGTTTAATAGTACAGTACAGGTTAATACTAATGATGGAATACCTATTGAAATAGCTAATAGTGGTAAAGTTGATGGTAAGAGATATGTAACTCTAACTAATGGATTACAGAATAAATGGGCATCCTATTTAAGTCCTAGTGGTTTATATTTCATAGATAACTTTACTAATGACTTGATGTTGTTTAATGGAGAATCATTAAAGAGTTTATCCTCAGAGAAAGGATATAGAACCTTTATTAATAAGTACAACTCTACTGATATATGGAATGCAAGAGATTTCTCAAACTTTATTATACAGAGAGACAGTACTAATGATGAGATTTATTATATCCATAAGGACTTTGCTCTATGTTATTCAGAATTACTTCAAGAGTTTGTATCATTCTTTAGTTATGATTCAGTTCCTCTTATGTTTAATATGGGTGGCAAGTTCTTTAGTTTAAAGAATGGAATTATCTGGGAACATGAGGCAGGAGACTATAATAGTTTCTATGGTGTAACTAAACCATACTATATTACTGTTATAGATAATAGTGATGAACCTTATGATAAGATATACAACACTCTTGAATTTAGAGCTGATACTTGGGATGGTGACACATTGCTTAACGATGTAACATTTGATACATTAGATGTGTGGAATGAATATCAGCATGGTACTTTAAATCTTACTACTGCATTAGGTCAACCTTCACCTTTAAAGAAGAAGTTTAGAGTGTGGAGAGCTAATATACCAAGAGATAACAGTAACAAGTTGAATAGAATTAGAAATACTTGGGTATATGTTAAATTAGCAATGAATGACCCTAAGACTTATAGAACTGAGTTTCATGATATGATATTACATTACTTTGTATAATATTAGTAAGGCTGGCTAACCTAAGTGTGTAGTCAGCCTTTACTTTTTCACTTAAAGTATTGGTAGTGTCAATAACTTTACTTATATTTGCAACAAATTAATTATGCTATGGCTAAAAGGAAAATTATAAGAAGACGAAATAAACCATATACATTTGCAATAGGAGGTGCATTAGCTAATGCAGGAGCCACTGCTGTTAGTGGACTTATTAATCCATCAGGCAATAGTACTGATGTAGGTAATGCTATGCAAACTATTGGTAGTTTAGCTTCAAATATTCCTGGAGTAGGAGGACTTATAGGTGCTGGAGTAAATATGTTGGGAGGTGTGGTTAATGCTGCCTTTGGAAGTAAAATCAATGAAGAGTTTGTTGATGATACTGAAGCTTCAGCTAAACAACAATCAGGCTATGTTTCTGGTGCTTCAACTAATGATCAGTTACTTAGTGACTGGTCTAATTTTAATAACTTAGCTAATGTAACTAAATCACAAGTTGGCTCAGATGGGTGGTTCAGTAGTAAAGCTAAGAGAGAAACCAGAAGACTAAATAAAGAAATAGACAATGCTAATCTAAGAGCACAGAAATCACTAGTAAATACAGCAGGTAATATAGATACATCTAATGATAGTGCATTACTAGCTAACTATGCTGCTGATGGTGGATTATTACTCACAGGAGATGCTATTGACTATAATTTCATTAATGAACAATTATATAATAAGAGACTAGAAGCTATGAGTAAGAATAAACTAACATCTATGCCTAACTCATTTGAAGTTCCACAGTATGGTATAGATTATTTTGCAGATGGAGGTAACTTATCAAGAGATAAAGATTATGGCTCTAAGAAGAAACCTTATCCTATGGTTCCTTCTAGTGACTTTGCAGGTCCACATAGAAGTTACCCTATTCCAACTAAAGCTAATGCTAGAGATGCACTTAGATTAGCTGGACTTCATGGTAATTCTAGTGTAAGAGCTAAAGTATTGGCTAAATATCCTTCATTAAGAAAGGAAGATGGTGGTATGCTATTTGCTGAAGGTGGAGGCATTCATATTAAGAAAAAGAATAAAGGTAAATTCACTGATTATTGTGGTGGTAAAGTTACTGCTGAATGTATAGCAAGAGGTAAAAGAAGTAACAATCCTACTATAGTAAAGAGAGCTACTTTTGCTGATAATGCAAGAGGTTGGGCTAAAGCTAATGGTGGTTATATGGACTATAATTATGATGAAACCTTTGCACCAACAGGTACTCTATTTCAAGGGGCTTGGGACTCGTTAACCACACATCCAGATGCTTTGACTCATGGTGGAGTATTTAGTGATGGGGTTACTGTAGTAGGTGAAGGTGGTTCTCATGAAGAGAATCCTCTAAGTGGTGTGCCTATGGGATTAGCTCCTGATGGTCAACCTAATTTAGTTGAAGAAGGTGAAGTTGTGTTTAATGACTATGTATTCAGTAATAGATTACATCCTACTGAAAAGATGCTTAAACAGTACAACATCCCACTAAAATATAAAGACCATACCTTTGCTAGTATAGCTGAGAAGTTTAACAAAGAACCTAAAGAAAGACCTAATGATCCTATAGCTAAGAGAGGATTACTTGCTAATATGGGTAAACTAATGCAAGCTCAAGAAGAAGTCAGAGCTAAGAAAGAAGCTAGACAAGGTACTCAATTTGCATTAGGTGGATTTACAAATGCAAATGATGATACTCTGTTGTATGGTAACCCATTTACTTATAATGATTTCTTAGGTAGTCAAGGTAGTACATCTAACCCTAATGATAACTCACCTTCAAGTGATGAAGATGGTTTTGGTGCTTCATGGTTAAGATATGCACCTGTTGTAGGTTCTGGTATCAGTGCTTTAGCTAGTTTAAGAGACAAGCCTAACTATGCAGGTGCTAATGCTATAGGCAATGCAGTAGCTAATATGTCTCCCATTACAGCAACTCCAATAGGCAATAAGCTAAGATATACTCCATTAGATAGAGAGTTCTATCTTAATAGACTTGATGCTAGTGCTGGAGCTACTAGAAGAGCTGTTAATAATAATGCAGGAGGTAATAGAGGTACTGCAATGGCGGGTATCTTAGCTGCTGATTATAATTATGGTCAGAATTTAGGTAACTTTGCTAGACAGGCTGAAGAATATAATCAAGCTCAAAAGGAAAGAGTTGAAGGCTTTAATAGACAAACTGACATGTTTAATAGTGAAGCAGGATTAAAAGCTGCCACAGCTACTCAAGGTGTTAGAGAGGCTCAACTTAGAGGTATTATTGAAGAGTATAATATGAGAAATGCTGAAAGAAATAGAGTTAGTGCTAATAGATCAGCTAATCTAACAGGATTCTTTGATAACTTAGGTGAGGTTGGTAGAGAAGAATTTATTCGTAATCAAATTCAAAGTAACCCTGCATACAATTACAATCTTACTAGAAGTGGTAAAGTAAAGTATAAAGGTAATAAGAAGGGAGGTAAGAATGGCTAGTCTAGTAATTGGATCAAAGTTTAGACCATTCTCTTATTCTGAGATGTTAGCCCCAATTGAAGCAGCTACTACTGAACATAGAGCTATTGAAGAGGGTTTAGGTGAGATGTCAGCTAAAGCTGGTATGTGGGATAAATTAGCTAATCAGCAATCAGACCCTATAGCTTATGCTCAATATAAAACTTATGCTGATGATTTAACTAAGCAGGCAGACCTTTTGGCTAGACAAGGTTTAACACCAGAGAGTAGAAGAGGTTTGTTAGATATGAAGAGAAGATATAGTAATGAGATTACTCCTATAGAAGTAGCTGCAACTAAGAGAGAAGAATTAACTAAAGCTCAAAGAGAAGCTATTCAAAAAGACCCTTCATTAATGTTTAATATTGACTATGGAACTGCATCTCTTGATGATTTAATTAATAACCCTAATGCTACTTATAATACTATTAGTGGTTCAGAATTATCTAAGAGAGCTAGTATGATGGCTTCAAATCTAGCTAAGACTATACAGGAGAATCCTCAGTATCAATCAATACTTGGTGGTCAGTATTTCCAGCAAATGCAACAGTTAGGTTATACTCCTCAACAAGTAATGCAGACTATAATGAATGACCCAAATGCACCTAGTGAATTAAAGCAAGTAGCTGATACTGTGTGGCAAGAAGCTGGTTTAGATACTTGGGATCAAGCTATTCAAACTAGAGCTAGAGACTATATCAATGCTGGTTTATATGATGCTATTGGTACTCAGAAGTTTGATATTCAAGGTAATAGAGCATTTATGAGTCCTGCTGAGTCTGCTAGATTAGAGATGGACAGAGAAAGATTTGAATTAGCTAAAGCTCAAGCAGCTAAAGATAAGACTACAATACCTCTTCAAGATGGTTCAACTATTAGAGTTATTGGTGGAGGTAAAGCACTTAGAATATATCCTGATGGCAGAGTTGAGAACTATGTAGGTAATAGTGGTATTGCAGGTGCTGGTGTAAAAGATGCTGCAAAGAGGGGGGACACTCCAATTATTATAGCTAATACCAGAGGTAAATGGAGAACTGGTGAAGAAGGTAAGGATGTAAAAGGTACTTTATTTGGTATGACTAGAAGTGAAGCTGTATCAGGATGGGGTAATTATACTCTTGATAATGTAAAACCTAGTGATATAGTAACTAATTATAATGAAATACCTAAAGGTGCTTTAGATGAAATGCTAAAGACAGCTAAAGAGAAGAATATAGACCTTGATTACTATGATGTAGTTAGGGTTAAAGCTGATAAGAGTAGAGCTGTTGGTGACTATGACTATGTACTAATGCCTAAGCAAAGTACTTCTCAATTACCTATGGCTACTCCTGTTACACCACAAGTAACAGGTAGTATCAATTTTGATGAAAATATGGGATTATAATATGGAAGGATTAAAAGGATTAAAGGGCTTGACACCTGAGGATAGACAGAATTGGGAGAAGAGTTATTCTTCACAGTTGGAAGGACTTACTCCAGACCAAACAGATAGAATGTATAAGAACTTCAAGTTTAAAGAGAAGTTTGGTGATAGACCAGACTATAATACTTTGAAGAGTTATACTCCTGAGCAAAGAGATAGCTTATATAATGGTGAGTTATTTCAAGCTCCTCAGGAAACTGATGAAGAACAACAGAAGGTTGATAGTATTGGCAAAGCCTTTCAACAAGGTCAAGACTATCAAACTCAAGCTAATCAGTTGACTGAGTTATATAACAACTGGCCTGCAAGAGGTAGAAAAGCTCTTGATGAATTTGATAAGATAGCTACTGATGTATCTCCTTATTATAAGAGGTACAAAGGTACTGAATATCTTCCATTCTCTGATGAAGATAAGTATAGACTAGCAGCAGAATACAATGCTGCTAAGTCTGCTTATGGTGAACAAGAAGCTAATAATATACTTAGAAGACAGATGCAGAATACTGCATCAGAAAATCAAAGTGTATTTGAGAAAATATGGAATGGCTTTAAAGGTATGGGTGCTCAAACAGCAGGTGCCTTAATTGGTGCTGCTGGTATGGTTAAAGGTGCTGTTGACTATATAGGTGATGAAAGAAATGAGAATATAGATAATACAGCCCTTGATTTCATGGACCATGTTATAGACAATGATTGGACTAGATATGGTAATGATGTAATGCAATATGGCTCACTGTTTGATGCTAATATTCAAGAAGCTAAGGATAATGGTGGATTATCTACTATACCTATTATAAGAACCACTAAGGAAGAACAAGGAAGTATTCTTGATAACTTACTTAGTGTTAATACTATACCTGAATTAGTTAATCAACAAGGTTTTACTATAGCCTCAATGTTAACTGGTGCAGGTCTTTCATCTATATCCAATAAGGCATTTCAAGGATTAAAAGGTGCAGCTCTTGCAGCTAATAGAGCTAATACACTAAATAATCTTGAGAAAGTCAATGGAGTATTAAGAGGGTTACAACAAGCTCAGCAAAAGGTTAATGCCTTTGTTATTCCTGCAATGGTTGGTACTGTTGAAGGTGTTAGTGAAGGTCTTAATACTAAGATACAATTTCTTGATGATGCTAAGCAAATGGTAGCTGAGAATCAAGCTAAAGTAGTAAATGATGAATTTAATAGAAGACTTCAGAATCCTGAAGAACTTAGTAAACAAGGTTATAACCCACAATCAAAGGAAGACCTTGAGAGATTATATAAGGAAATATATGACTCTTATGCTCCTCAATATGAGGAATCTATAAAGAAAGCTGAAGCTAATGCAGCTAAGGCAGGTGTATATAATATGGGTCTTAACTCCATGATTAATGGAGCACTTAATATGACTCTTAAAGCTGGTCTTCAAACTCCTTCTGTACAAGAAGCTATGAGAAGAAGTAGATTAGGTAGGTTATTTACACCACAAGACTTTAGAGTAGAGGCAGGCAGAGTTATTCCTAATTATGGTAAAGTTAGTAAGGTACTTAATGTATTACAGGAACCTGCTGGTGAATTTACTGAAGAGTATCTTCAAAGTGTATCTGATGCCTTTGCAAGAGGTGGTGCAGAGTATAACTTGCAGAACTTCATTACTAATAAATATAAAGGTGATGGCAAGAGTGTAGTAGATGAATCTCTTGCTAATGACTTATTTGCTGCTAGCAGAGCAGCAGGTGATGCTATGACTGATAAAGAGACTATCTTATCAGGTATTTATGGTGCATTAGCCTCAGGTATGGGTACTCCTACTATTAATAATAGAAGAGGTCCTGCTGTTAGAATGGAGGATGAATCTAAACTTGATTATACTTTAAGAAGGTCTCCTATTGTATATAGAAATCCTATCTATGAAGCTATTCAAGAACAAAGAAGTCTTGGTGAAGAAAGAGCTACTGCTGCTCAAGTAATGACTGATTGGATACAAGACCCTGCTAATAAAGGCAAGTATGATGGTCTGGTTGGTACATTTAACTGGGCTAAGGCTATGGATGAAGCATCAGGTAAAAATGATGAGTTTGAATATAGAAACAGTGAGTTAGGTAAGACTATTAATGATGTTATGATGCTTGAAAAGGTCAGAGGTACTGACTATTATAACTCATTTATGACTGACTTAACTAATGCAGCTAATGCTGAAGATGGTTCTGAATTAGCTCAATCATTAGTACAGCAATTTAAGAATGCACCTAACAATAGAGATACTCAACAGGATGATTCACAGATACTTGAGGCTATAAAGAAGAACTCTAATAAGCTACTTAATACTATGAGTAGAATAGCTGAAGAGTCTGAGAACATTGATAAGATGTTAGGTAATGCTGCTGATGAAGATACTAAGCAAGCACTAATTTATGGTAAGATGAGTGTAGATTCTTGGAGAGAAAGAGCTACACAGTTAGAGGATGAATTATCTAAAGTCCCCATTAACCCTACCACTTCAAGTAATCTTAGTGAAGCACAGAGAGATGCTCTTATTAGTTATGGTACTCAGGATAAGATAAACAATGCTTATGATGAGTTAACTAAGAAGAAGGATGAACTTAAGAAGGATATAGAAAATATCACTAAAAGAAAGAATCTTGAAGTTAATGAAGAGCCTGCACTTAGAGCTAAGAGAGTAGCACTTAAGACTATAGATAAACAACTCAAGAAACTAGGCAGAGAAAGAGATAATAGTATAGAAGGAACTGTTCTTAGTGAGGCAGATATTATGTCTCTCAATCCAGTGGACAGAGCTACCATACTTAATCCTGAGAATAAGTCTAAGTATAGTGAAGAACAAAGAGCTATTATAGATAATGTAATAAGAGAAGGTACTTTACAATATAGTGATTTCATTGATAAGATTGAAGATGCTGGTAGAATTAACCTAGCTCAACAAGCTTACTTAGCTCAATATAATAGCATACTTAGTGATCCTTCAAGCTTCAATGCTTTTACTAATAGAATTAAACAACAAGTAGCTAATGATAACACTAGAAAGAAATATGAATATCTTAATGGTGTAAGTGATTACTCTACCTTTGTTAAGAACTTAGATAAAGCTTATAGAGAATCTGATGTAAGAGAGAGAAGTGTTATTAGAAATATACTCAAGGATAATGATAATTATAATAGGTATATATCAGATAATAAGGCATTAGAAGGTATATTTGACCAACTTGATAGTAATGAAAAGTTTAATTCATTAAGTGAGAATGATAAGAATGTAATCATGACTTCAATGCAGTTCTTAACAGACAGAGGTGTTAGTCCTACTAATGCATCTATTGATGTATTAGCTGAAACTGATGAATCTGGTAATTCTGAATTGCTTAATTACATAGGTGAGGTTAATGGTAGGTTATCTGAGGGTGAACAAATGGCTCCATCTAGTGTAGAAGAGATTGCACAGACTTTAAATGATATACTTGAGGAATATAATAAGAATATTACTGAAGTAGAAACTATTAATAAGCCTGTGGAAGTAGCTCCTACAACTACAGAGGATTCAAAACCTCCTAAACCTGTTGGAGTATTTGCTCAATTAGCAGCTAATCCAGAGATGGGTGCATCTAGAAATCTTGAAGAAGATACTCCTGCTGAACCTGCTAAGTCAGTAGGTATATTTGGTGAGATGGAAAGAACCCCCTCACTGACTAGAACTATAGAACCTGAGGTAGAAAGTCTTACTGATAAGTTTAAAACTAATAGTAATGAAGAAGTAGCCAAGGCTGCTGACATTGGTTTAGGCATCATTAATAATGCATCTGATATTTATAATGATGTTAAAGAGCAGGCTACTCAAATACTTGATGAATTAGGAGATAGTGAATATGAAACTCCTGATAATCTTAGTGAGGCTATAATGGCTAAAGCCAATCAGTTACAGATACAATCTCAACAAGGGGGTGATAATCCTGATAGAGCTTCTTCATTATTAAAACAAGTAGCTTCAAAGATAAAAGTTAAGAAAGAAGTTAAACCAGACTCTAAAGAAGAAAGAGCTACAACTCCTAGTACAGTTGATGAAGAAAGAAGGAATAATGGTCTTATAACTACAGCCAGTGTAGATAACTTTCCTAACTCTGTAGTAGGTCAGGCTTCTAAGAACTTTAGAATGAATGACTATTTAAGAAAGGGTAATATAACTCCTAAAACTCCTATTATGTTTATTGCAGACCCTGCTATTATTGCAGGTGTTAAGCAAGAGATGGGTGAAGCTTATAATGAGAATGATCATTTACCAATAATGGCAGTTGTTGAAGATAACAATGGTCCTGTTATAATTGATGATAAGAAGTATCAACCTATTGGTTTTATGCCTAGAACTAGTGCTAATTCACAAGGTGCTGCTAGAGTAGAGCCACTTAGGATGTCAGCTTTAACTCAACAAGATGGTAAGTTAATTAAGGATAAAGATGGTAAGATTGTTACTACTAATGGTTATGTAAGAGCTAATCCACCTGAGCATACTAAGGCAGGCACTCCTAATACTCTGATACACACTATCATGAGTAATGATATGGATGCCTCTGATAGAGATAAGATGAATGATGAGAAGCTTTCTATACAAGATAGACAAGCTATTTATAGAAAAGCTAAGGATAAAATCTTACCTAATATTAGAAGAGTAGCACAGGATGCTAAGGGTGAAAGAATACACTTAGCTTACTTTACTCCTAATATGAAGGGTGGAGAATCTGAGTTTGAGTTATATGTAACCACTCCTCAAAACTCCTTATCTAGATCAGGTCAACCTATAGCTCAAGTATTAACTGAAGGAACTCCTGAGGAGATACTAAAAGCTAATAGTAGGCTCCATAGATATAGCAAGACACTTGAAGAGTTCTTTAAGAAGAAGCCTTTCAGTGATGACATTAGATTCAAGAGAGAGGGTAACACACTAATTGCAATAGGTGAAGGTGCTACTAAATTAAGTTCATTAGGTGAAAGTTTAACTAAGAAGTTAAGTAACTATCTGACAGTTCCTAAAGGTTATGAGTACACATTTATACCTACAGAAGATAAGCTTGAAGGTAATAGAATGTATCAATTAGTTTTAACTAATGGTGTTAATACTATACCTATGGCTAGAGTAACTAATGGTACAATGACTGATGAAACTAAGGCTAATGCTATTAAGAGTTTAATACTTGATAATGGTAACTTTAGACAAGATGGTAGTCAACCATTTGTTAAATGGCAGGTTAATTACAATGACTTTAATGCTAAAGAAGGTGAATCTGATGATGCTAGAAAGGCTAGATTGGGCAATGCTAGTGATATATTTGATGATAATATACTAGAATCTAGTAGAACTTCATTCAAATATACTATTAGAGGTATTGATATTAATAGTCCTTTTAAACAGGATGGTAGTAGAACTCCAGTACCTACACAAGTAGTTGCTAATCAAGTTAATGCTACACAAGGCAAACCTATTAATACTCCTGTTATTGTAGCTACAGACCAAGTTAAAGTAGGTGATGCTATTGTTGACAGTGAAACTGGTGCTACATTAAAAGGTGAGGTTAAACCAGTATCTAATCCTGCTATAGATAAAGCTAAACAGATAGCCAATAGAATAGTTGAAGATAGCAAGGAGATAAGATTAGCTGATGATAACTCAGGTTATGTAGATAACAATGGAGTTAGATATGCTAGAGTTACCTCTATTATTCAAGCTGATGAACATGCTGGTGAAAGATTTGACCCTGCTAGTCCTTGGATTATGCCTTCAACTAATATAGGAACATCAGTAGATGAGTTTGTAAGAGACTTCTTTGCAGGTGAGTTCTTTGATAAAGATGGTAAATTATTAAATGATTATCATTTTGATTATCCTAATGCATCTCAAAGTCAATGGAGGAAATTTGCTAATCAATTAATGGGTCTTAAGAACTATATTGATGCTCAAGGTCTTACAATAATTCCTAGAGATGTAACTGTTACTGGTACTGTCAAAGTGACTGACACACAAGGTCAAACACATGACATACCTGTTGCTGGAACTCTTGATTTACTTGCTTATGATAGTCAAGGTAACTTCCATATCTTTGATATGAAGACTAATAGAAGTGGTATTAGTGATGAGAAAAGAAAGAAATATGCTAAACAGGTTTCAATGTATCAGAAGTTCATTGAAGATAAGTATGGTATTAAAGTAGCTTCTCTTAACATTATACCTATTAATGTTAGTTATCCTACTCCTTTAGGATTTGGTAATGGTAAAACTGTATATGAAATAAGTGAAGGTAATCAATTACTTGCTAATGGTGAAGAGTATATGGACTCTAAACCTACTCTTGAAGAAGTAGGTGCAGTACCATTTACTGATGTAAATATTCAATATGATAAACTTACTGACAGTGAGAAACAAATGATTACTGATATGTTACCAGCTGAGGTTGAAGTTAAAAAGGTAGAAATACCTGATGCTGAGACTACAGTTAATAAGAACTTAGGTTTAAAGATGGGTAAAGTTAAAAACAGATTTGCTAAACCAGCTAAGAAAGGGCCTATAGTTACTCCTTCAGCTAATAACTGGGAATCAATTAGTGATGAAGTTAGACAAGCTGCAATAACAATGGGATATACTAAAGAGTCTTGGAATAGCATGACTGAAGATGAGAAACAACATCAGAAAGAGTGTCTAAGTTAAGCATAGCTAGTATAAAAAAGAAAGGCTAGGGGGATTAACCTCTAGCCTTTTTTGCATATATGAACATTGTTATTTGGTAAGATTAGCCCTACCATACTGATAACTCTGTGCTGCTTGATATGGATTCTGCATCATTAAGTAGCTTCTCCAATAAGGAAGCATTCTTTCAACTTTATGTGCCCATTTCAAGTCACCTTTCTCATAAGTACTACCACTTGATTTATACTCTTCTTGAGTAGCAAATAGTGTTACTATGTTAACTAGGTCAGTTGCTAAACTAAATCCAACAGGAGATATATTAGTTACTACTGGAGCCTCTTTAACAAATCCCCAAGGAGTATTAAATGCTGCTTGTTCACTATATAACCTACTAGCTGCATAATATAAGAAACCCATAGCTTGATCAGGTTCTTCATCATCGTCATCATCAGGCTTAGCACTTAACATCTTAAGTAAAGTCAATGCTACAATGACAGCCATATCAGCCCAATTTCTTCTCATATTATAATACTGATTAGCTGAGAAACCAGCATTAAGCATCCTTTGTTGAGTAGTCTTTGATACTGGAGTAAAGATAGCTCTAGCTGTTAAAGCAAATCCTCCTTTGTCTGTGAATGTAGATGCAATTACCTTAGCTAATGTTCTCATAGAACCTTCAGTTTCAGTACCTAATGCCACACTATAAGCATTAACACCAAACCTTCTTTGTATCATACCTAATGCATAACCCCTCATAGCTAATAAAGCATTACCACAAACATTCTGTTGTATAGCCACTTTATCTGAATTGTTATAGATACCATGCATTCTGTTATTGATTTCTCTGGCTCTATCCATAAACTTAGATTCATCTTCAATACTCCAAGGTTTTAATTCCCCAGTATCTTTATCTAGTACTCTGACACCTTGTTTCATTTGAAGAGTCTTACCTAAATTAGGCTTACTATCATCTATGTTAACTACTTGATAAGCATTGTATAGACTAATAGGATTTCCATTCTCATCAATGAGTTTAGTACCATTGGCTGTAGCAAGAAATGCCATAGTCTGCATATAGTGTTCACCACATTTATATGGTAAGAATAGGTTCTCTCCTACTGGATTTAACTTAACCCACTTAGATTTATTAGTATGGTAATCTCTCTCTTTCTTCTTATTTTCATTAAGAGCATTCATCTGTCTAATAAACAAACTTACCTTATCTTCTTTAACATCATCACCAGCATGTAACCAGTTAGATGGTAAGTTCTTCCAGTAAGTTATATTAGCTCTTTCCCAGTCTTTAACACTAAAGAATTCACCTGATAAAGCCTCTTTGAATATTTCAAGAGAACCAGTGCCTAAGTTAACAGCTCCACCTAATACATTACCACCTAAGAAGAACTTTGATGCTAATCCAGTGAAGAATCCTACTACCTTATTAAGTACTACTTTCTTTCCTATCTTAATTTTAGTAGTATTAATACCATATACCTGTTTATCTAGGAACTTCTGGTATCTTTTAAATGCTCTGGAAGTTTCATCTCTTTCAGACTCTGCCCTTATACCTCCTACAGCTCTTCTCTTCAAGACATCTTTGCCAATCTCAAGAGTACCTGCAATACTAGATATACCTGCATAAGTATGTGCCATACCAGCATAAGCTAAAGTAGATTGAAATAAATCAGTACTTAACTCTGCACTATCTCTTAACTTATTAATACCATAGATAGGAACTCTGTTTAACTTCTCTTTCTCAAATTCAAGTTGATTAGAGAACATATCTTCCTCTATTGTATTATAGGTTTGATCACTACCAAAGTCTCTATCTTCACTATCTTCAACAAAGGTATCTGCCATGTTTCTTCTTAAAGTATAACTAATAGCCTTTCCAGTGCCTTCAGTCATTCTTCTATTTCTGATTTTATTCATAGTAGTACCTTTAAACTGTGGCATTCTATAGATATTAGTACTACCATTAGGCAGAAATCCATCTAATTCAGCTTTAAGATTCATGTACTTGCTTAACCATCCAGCTCTTGGAGTACCCTTAATAGTTTTCTCATACTGTTCACTTAAGTAAATATCATTAGGATACCATCTTTGTTCAACTTGATTCCATTGAGAGTGCTGTTTATGCCAAGACTTAACTAATGGTTTAAAGTATTGATCCCACAGTAGACTCTTCTCAAAGTCTGATTTACCTTCAAGATTAGGATTGTTTGCATAGAAGTCATCTCTACATTCTTTCTTAAACTGTAACCAATCATCTTCATAGTCACCCCAAACATAAGGTGATACTATGTTACCAGTTAGTTTACCAGTTCTAGGACTTATCTCACAGAAAGCATCTGTATTCTTCTCTCCTATACTATGTAAATCACCTTCAAGTATCTTTAGTCTATCTTGAGTTTGAATAGTCATATCATCAGCATACTTATTAGCTAACTTCACAGTTCTATCAGCTAATTGACCAATAACATCAGAGTTATTTGACATTGAAGCTAGAATAGATTCATGAATACTAATATCTTTCTCCATGTATCTAAGTAAATCTTCAATAGGAATCTTTTCAGCACTAACCCATCTAAGACCTCTTTGACCTTTCTTCCAATCAAATATTACTCTGGCTGCTCTATTTACATAAGTAGAACCCATAGCATCTTCAAGGAACTTAAGATAGAACTCTCTCTGTTTAACTTCAAGAGTATTAAGTAATCTATTGTCACCATTAATAGCCTCATTAAGATTTCTTCTAAGAGCCTTAAGCTGGTTTATTGTGCTTTCATTGACATTCTGTAATCTAAGTCTTGAGTCTTCTGTAGTAGTAGCATCCTTTACTATTTTAAGAATAGCCTGTGCATTAGCAACAAAGGTTCCTACTTCTCTTAATAAAGCTGCATTCTCTGGTGTAATACTAGTTACATTAAAGTCTACTTTAGCTAACTTAGCAATCATCTCAGGTACAGTATCAACCATTAAATCCATAGCTTCTGTAATACCATCTACAGCAATTAAGTCTGCAAATAGTGATGGTTGACTACTGGTTCTACCAGCTTCAACTTGACCTGCTAATTGATTGTACTTATTATAAAGAGACTTATCAATAGCTCTCATCTGTGATGTTTGACTTCTCAGTATATTTAAAACAGACTTGAAGGTAGCAACATTAACAGAGTCTCTAGCACTATACAGTGTCTCTTGAGTTTCAAGTGCATTTTCAACAGTGCCCTGAAAACCAGGTGACATAAAGCCTTGTGCAATAGCATCAGCAGTTCTTACTGCCTCTAATTTAGCATTAGCTATTTCATTGCCTGTGATGTTATTAAAGACTCTTTTAATCTGACCTACTATCCTATTAACTATGTTCTGCCATGAAGCTCTCTTATCTATCTCACCATTAATAGCCTTGCCTACTAGATGGCCAGCAACTTCTCTTGCAGGATTATCTCTATAAGCAATAGTATTGTATTCATCACCCATTATAACTCTCTGTACATCAGGAGTTAACAATCTCTCAAGTCTTTGAACTAGTGGAGAATTACCTAATGCACCTACAGCAAAGTGACCAGCTTCTTCAGATAAACTACTATCTACTTGTTCATTATTAGCTACCTTAATTAATTGATAGAGACTATCAGCAGTTTTAGTAGCATTGACAGTACTGTATCTACCATTAATTCTCTCACTATCATCAAGGAAACTATAATCAACACCAGCTCTATTTAAGTAGAACTTAATTCTCTCTTGTAGACTTCTGTTAGCTATGTTATCATTTAACTGAGCTACATTAGTGTTGTTCTTATTGACTACAGTTAATTCAACCTTACCATTATCCTTATTAATAATAGTAGCCATATACTTATCATTGTATGGGCTACTTCTATTAAAAGACTGTAGTTTAGGTACAGCTTCATTGTAATCATATACACCAGCACCAATGTCTTTATTCAAGGTTTGTTTAACCTTCTCATCACTTAGATTCAGCTTAGTTAGCTGTCTAAGAGATTGAAAGGTTATCTCACCATTACTATCAAACTTAGCTTTATTAGCCACTCTACTTAAGAACTCAGGACTAGTACCTACAGCATAATACTGCTTAGATATTTCTCTGTCATTAGTGTAATGTAGGAGTGACTTAAATAAGTCACTCTCTACAAATTCACCTTTACTATTCTTTACTCTTGGAATTATACTACACTTATCCATATTAACAAATCTTATTACCTTCTTGGTCAGTTACATTATTAGCTTGAGCTTTCAATGACTCAATAGTATCAATTAAATCTTCTACACTAGCTTTATTTAGCATCTCAATCACTAATGCCTTATCTAAGGTATTATCAGCTTTTAATGCTAAATCAGTAGCCTGTCTAACTAATTCTTCTGTACTCATACTAGTATCTACAGTATTAACTACTTCAGGTTCAACTGATGTATTACCATCCTCTTGAACTTCAGTATCAGCTATTGTACTTACTGTCATTGAGTTGGAAGAATATTGCAGAGACTTTCCAGATTCACCTAAAGCATCAACCTTATAATAGTTAATACTTCCAGTAGTACTGGTATTAAATACTACATCATTACTATCACACATATATACTATATCATCTATAACAATAACAGGTCTAAAGTAAGATACTCCTTTCTCTTCACTAGGTAATAAGAATGGATTACCTTCTTTACCTAGCTTCTTTACATCAAGAGTAAAGCTGCTTACAGCTACTCCATCACTAAAAGCTAAGTTACTTATAAGTCTACCATTTCTTCCTTTAGGATGAAATACTAGTCTGTTATTATCTAAATGATTAAGTAAATACTGTTTAGCAAACTCTTGATTATTAACACCAATCCTACTCTTTTGTACATCATTTAAGAAGTCAACATAAGATTTAGGATTACCATTATAATCATATCCTACTTGCACAGCTAACTTAACTTCTGTAGGAGCCAAGTTCATAAATGCCATAGGACTATAAGTAAAGCCAAGCTTGTAATAGTTATACAAGAACAGAGATTGTGCCAATTCAGCAGTCTGCTCATTCCTTAATAAGTCTCCCCAACTCTCTTTAATTTCATCCTTTTGATAAGGTGCTAAACCACCTATATCCTGAATATTCATGCTTACTTTACCAGTCTTTTCATCAGTAACAAACTGCATATACTGGAATATAGGCATAGACTTCATTGTAGGATTAGCTTCAAGAATATTGAATAAACCTTCAGGAAATATCTCTGTAAAATACTCTCTAGCTGTAACCTCTTCACCTGCTGCATTAATAGGCATATTACCATTAAATAAGCTATTCTCTTGCTGACTTAACATAAATACCATTAAGTCACTGTGAATACTATTAATAGTCTCTGCATCAAGCAAACCACTTCTAGTAAATGCAGCTATTCCTTCTCTAGCTTCTTTATAGGCTTTAGTATTATAAGGATAGAATTTATTGATTACTTTCTCAGCCTTTCTATTCATATCATACATAGCCTGTTCATAAGCAAAAGGATTTTCAAGTAAAGATTCCATATACTCTTGGTCATTCATAGATAATGTTCCTACTTCATTATTCATAGGAGCATTAATACCTTGAGCTACTTTCATCTCAACCTTGAGAGCATCAGCTTTTGTAAATGACTTAACATAAGCAGCTACTTTCATCTGTTGTGCATAAGCATCTCCAAATGTAGAACCTACAGCATTAGATGCAGTAAACTTAGTGTTTCTTACAAACTGAGATACATCATTACTAGCTTCAAGGATTTCTCTAAATAAATCAGCAACAATGATTTGTTTCTCAACAAATTCATCACTCTTCATTAGTTCTTCCTTACTAGTGTTTGCAGCCTGAACTATATTATATGCCAACCTTTCTCTTGAAAGGTCTTCATCAGGTATAGCCTTCTTTAACTCACCATCAACCTCATAATTGTCTAATACATTATCTATCACAGAATTAATATCAGACATACCATTATTAAAGCTGTATTCACATATATCCTTAATAATAGGTTGATTGAATAATAAACCTATATCCTCAGTAGTAAAACCAAGTCTTGCTAACATAGCACCAGCATCAGCAGTAATAGTATTCAAGTTCAAATAGTTAAGTACTGGGTCCTTTACAGCATCTACTGATGCAGCTAGAAACTCAGCAACATTCAAACTAGTATCTATTTCATCATTATGAAGTAAATCAGAATAACTTTTACCTGCAAATGTAATAGGCTTCTTTAAAGAAAACTGTTCCATTAATGAAGCAAATGCATGATTAGTATTTTGATTTGCAAAGATACCAATCAATTTACCTGCAACATTATTCTGCTGGTTATAAATAACAATAGTCATTGGGTCACTAGGATCATAATTAGGCTCTGGATCAGTTAGACTTCCTTCATCAATAGCTTTATTAATACTTGAAAGGTTAACAGTCTTATCTTGATGATTGACTTCTGCCTTACCAAACATTAACTCTCTCATAACTCTGGCTGCTTTAGAAGCATTAGCAAAACCACCAGGAGTATATCTATCCTTAAAGGTTTCAACATCACTTAATCTTTGTTGAACTAAGTGAATAAGCATATTGTTTCTAGCTGCTTTAGTATTCTCAAGAGGAGTTTTGCTAAAGTCATACTCTTCAAACTTAATATAGCCTCTATCAGCTACAAACTGATTAAAGGCTGCCTGATAACTATAAGGTAATCCAGCTTTCTCCCAATACTTATATAGCCTGTCTAATGATTCAGTATCTTCTTCTCTAGCTTCTTGTAGAACTGCTTTTAAATTAGGATATGTATCATAAAACTCTGACCATATATTCTTTACTTCCTCTGATGTAAATTGTCTTTGCTGATACTCATTTCTCATAAAGTACAACTTATCAATATCAAAGTCAAAACCTGCAATAGTAGTTCCCTGAGGTGGTACTTTAATAGTACCTCCAGCAGTCTTATAACTAAATCTCTTCACTCGAAGGTTAATCATAGAATAGTCTCTCTCAGTAGGTATTCTATATGCAAGTAAACTTAGTATATTAGGATAGGTCTTTTCAAGAATAGTATTACCATCTTTATCAACTTTAAGAGTACCATCTTCATTACAATAGGTCTCAAAGTCTAAGGATTGCTCTCTACCAGTACTATCAGTATAAGTTAAATCCCAAGGTATTTCACACTCTGCATAGAGTATATTATTAGGATTATTAGGGTCTGTTACATATCTCAAACCACCATCTTCCTCATAACCAGTAATACCCATAGCTGATACTTGAACAGCACTACCACCTTTAATAGACTGTTTGTTAACCATCTTCTTAAAGAGACTAAAGAATAAAGCTGAACTATCATGCTCTAGACCACCTTCAAATAAAGGTACAGTAAATTCACCTCTTTCATTTAGTGCATAAGCCATCATGTTATCTTTAGACTCTCTGCTATTATTAGCTGTAGTCTGGATTAACCTGTTGCTTATTTTATTAGCATCAGATACTGCATTCTCAAATAAGTGATAAGAGTCAAGTATATTAGCTGTAATAAGTGAGTTATAGAATCTAACCAAATTACCACCATTCAACTTAACATTACCATAATTACCACCAAGATTAACTCTCTTTCCACCTATATAGCTACTATAATCTTTAAACTTCTGTACTTTAGCCATAATAAGCTTTCTTACTTGAGTACCAAATAACTGAGAGCTGTTAATATGCTCAGGTACATTAGTCTGTATTCTATAGTCAGTATAGCTTAACTGGTGAACATAGCCATTGTTTAGTGCATCATTAATAGTCTTTGAATTTGTATTACTAATACTAGTAGAACCAAATCCACCTACCTTAACAATTTTATCACCACCAGTAGACCAAGCTCCTATCATATCAATAGGTTCACTTTTTCCAGTCTCAGGATTAACATGATCTTCCATCCAATAAGCTATATCCCTCATCATACTACCAGCAGGTAATAGTTCAGGTATAAGAACTGCCTCAGCATACTTATGTTGAACAGGTATCTTTAACATATCTGTACCAAGAGGATAATTCTCAAAGGTAAACATATAAGGCTTAATAGGTTGAAATGTAACAGCTAAATCTGATATAGCTTTAATATCTTCCATAGATGGATTTTCATCTCTACCTATTTTAGCTCTTAAAGACTGTATCTGATTATATGTAGCTTCCATTCTTTCATCCCACTTACCAGCCATACCCATTACTTTCTTATAGCTTTCAAGTGTTCTATAACCTTGACCATCAGCAAGTACATTCCTTTTATAAGATTTATATACATCACTATCTTTACCAAAGTGATTAGCAACAGCTTGCATAAATTCAGGATTTGTTTTTTCAGCATCTACTACAATATCATCAAAATAAACACACCTTTCAATACCATCATTGCTATATCTCTCACCTGTAAAAGGATTAATAGCCTCAACACTCAATGCAGTTCCAGGAGCATGGATTTCCTTATATCTCTTTTGAAGGTCTTTGGTTCCTTTATAGAAAGAAGGATCAATAGTCATCATCTGTAACTGTTGAATAGTAGCAAACTTTGTATTCCAGTAATAGTCTGATAATACTTGGTCTATAGTTCTATTACCCTTAACTTCTTGACTCAAATAAACATACTGATTATTTTGCTGTTCAAGCACTCCTAATGTATTAAGTTGTTGCTTGAACTTAGTAACAGAATCATCCATATAAGCTCTAATAGCTTGCTTAACAGTCTGTTCTATGTTACTTTCTTTAATCATTCCAGCATACTTAGGTTCATTTAAGAAGGAAAGTAGGCTAAACTTGTCTGTATTCTTTGAGAAGTTATCAATAGCCTTTAACCCTTGATCCTGCATCTTTCTATTAGCAGCCTTGGCTAACTCCATTCTTCTCTTCTCTTGAATATAGACATTGTACATACCATCAAGTATCTCTTGACCACCATACCTTTTAGCTTTAATAAACTTAGCTACTCCACTATCACCTAAGATGAATACTGGATACCAAGCATATTGACTATTAGGACTGATTTGTTTTTCAGAGAAATACTCATTGAGCATTTGTACTATATGCTGCTTACTAGTGAAGTCTTCAAACTTAAGTTTATCTGTACCTAAGAATCTCTTAAAGGTAAAGTTTGCAGCAAAATTATCTTCAGTACTTAAATCACTATTATAGAGTTCTTCTAACCACTTGTTAAGTATCTTACCATCATATTGAAAATAAGATGAGTTGAGATAGGTAGTTTCAAGCATAGCCTGAAGTCCTTTCTTGTCAGTAGCTTTCACAAAAGAAGCTATCTTATCAAACCTATCTCCCATGAATGATGGGATAACATTACTAAAGAATGTATTATCACCATATCTAACTCTACTTTCAAGTTTTAGCCCTTCTCTACTCTTAGCAACTATTGCCAGTACTTTAGTAATCTTTTCTCTAAGGACACCTTTCTTCTCATTACTAGAAGCTCTTTTGATAAGCTCTTCATAACTAATCTCCTTTTTACCTTCTTGTTCTTCTTTAGTTAGATTAAGACCAAACTTAGCTGCACCTAACAGTTCTTTGTTTAATGTCCTAATATCTCTGTTTCTAGACATTATTCTATCTAAAGTTTCACCATCTATATCAATACCAAGAGACTCAGTAGCATCAATTAAGAATTGTTTCCTCTCTAATTTAGACATCATCCAGAACTTTGATTTCTCATTTATTCTTTCAGGTTCTGCTAAAGTATCAACTATTTTACTCTTAATTCTCTCTAGTCTAATTGGCATAACTCTAGTACCAGTATCACTCTTTTCAAAGATACTGTTCCTAGGATTAACTACCTTACCAAGTTTAACTGAAGTTAAGAATGAACTAAAAGGAGCATTACCCTTAATTCTATTAAGTAATGTTGTCTTATAAGTTCTTATTCTACCTTCCTGCTTTTCAGTTTGCATAGAATAAGGCTGAAAGTTTTTCTTAAAGTCAGTATAGAATTGAGTTCTTATTTGAGGATTTTCCAGCTCTTGCATAAATGGGGTTACCCACCCAGCAGTACTACTATACTCTCTAAGAGCATTCATCATTTCAGTTTCACTGCCTACACCTCTAAGTACATCAAATAACTCTTGATGCATTCTTACAGGGTCCTGCATTACAGGAAAACCTAAATCATCCAGTACAACTTCACCATCCTTATATACTGGAACTCTACCAATAACCTTTCTAACTTGCTTTCCAACTGAGCCAAAAGAAGACTCAAATTCAGCTTGCTCCATCCAACCTTCTCTCTTAGATTCTTCCATAACAAACTTCTCAGTCATATCATTTTCATTGAAGTTGTTAGGATTGGAATCATCAGCAAAGTTAATGTCTTGACCTAATTTAAGGTCTTCTGCATCTCTAATTCTAATTTTTGCAAAGGATATTAAGGCTCCCCAGTTATCAAATACCTTTTGATATTTAGCTGCTGTTTCAGTATCATTCTCTTCTATAGCATCACTATATTGTGATTGAAGAGTATCATATATCTCATTAAAGATACCAGCTACACCACCAGCTTGTTGACCATCAACAGTAAATCCAGCTATAATATCTTTTCTACTTACAGAGGGATATTCCTCCTGAACAGCATCTACAATGTCTGAGAACATGGTGGAAATCATACTGATTCTGTTGAATCTCTCTTCTGCATTAAAATCATCTCTTAACTGTGTATAAGACACAGCAGGACTATTTATAGCATCAAGAAGTCTCTTAGAGTCTTCTTTACTAAGACTCCTTCTGAACTCAATAAGAGTTTCAGCAGTTGGAGTTCCAGCTTCAGGATTTCTTTCCTGATATAAGCCTCTAAGGTTAGCAACTAAGTATTTATTCCATCCTGTTACCTTACTAGCTATTACATCATCCAGACCTTTCTCTGGAGTATAACAAGTCTTACTCATATAACATTCAATTAATTAGTTAATTACTTTGCAAAAGTAGAATATATTTTTTAAATAAACAATAGAATAAGTCCAAAAGTTCCATAAGAAAAGAATAATCCTTATAGAAAAGAAAAAAGGAGTAGATTTAATCTACTCCCTTCTCAAACATTCTTTCTGTAATAATAGAATACACACATGTACTCTGACTCCTTCTAGCCTCATACTCTTCAAGTGTGATTTTCTCTTCTTTCCAAGAATAATCATAGTTCTTTCTATCCCACCCATCAGGGTCAATAACCTTAGGATATGGAAATATAGATTGCCACTCTTCAGAAGTTTTCTTAATGGGTTCATCCATTACTCAACAACATATTTAGTACCTCCTAAAATGATCCATCTGATGGTATTTATATTGACAGGTCTAACATTGTTAGTATCTTCAATGTCCATGTCTATGCAGTTATACCTGCCATCTCTACTCTCAAATTGAATCTTGAAGCCTCTTAATACTCTGTCTTCACCTTCTTCATAAGGTAAGATAGGATGCTTAATTAACTCTTCAGCAAACTTCTTTGCTGCCTCAGCAACACCCTTTTTATTCTTTTGAATAGTATCAATCTCCTTTGAGAAATCACTAATCAAAGTAGCAATCTCAGCATTGAGCTTTCTTTGAGATTTAGGTGTATCCTGTTTCTTGAAACAAACAGTAAATACTTGAGAACCATGAATACCTTCAAAGATACTTCTGATACCTAAAGTACCATCTTTCTTATCTTCTCTAGTTACCTTTACTTCATTAGTAAATTCATCAGCAGATTCAAGGTAATTATGGATATACTCTTTTCCTATATAAACCATATCACCACTTTCTAGATGCCTCAACTTAAAGTTTAAATTACCATTATCTGCTAATACTTTGTAATGAGAACTTTCACTTAATACATCTCCTACTTTAAAATTCTTTATCATACTTTCTTCTATTTAATAATAACCACCATGCTTAACATAGTAAGCAATACTTAATATTATAGTGCCAACTGACACTAATACTCCTGCAAGAAATCCTATCCAAAACATATTAATCAGGGTTAGATTCATTGTATAAATCTACTAAATTACCATTCTCATCATAAGAAGTGCTCCTATATCTCTTTAAGTCTAATTGAAACTTCTTAGTATTAGCATATCCACATGACTTCATAAACTCAGGGCAAAAACCTCTATATATACACTCAGGAACACATTTATCCACAAGTACTGGGTCTACTTCTTTGATGGCAGATAATACCTGTTTCCATGCTTCATGAGTTTCTTTAGATGCACAACTACACAGTCTCTTCCTTGAGATATTTATAATAGCCTGTGCATTAGCTGTCATATCCATATCATTAAGACTGCCTTGAGGCAATTCATCTCTTGGAATATCAAGATTTCTTCTATCACCTCTCTGACTATGTACAAATTTTTCACAACCTTCATGATGTCTTACTAAATGGACTGTAACCCATTGTTTAATCTCTTCCCATGACCAATCATATTCAACCAATCTTATAGGGCTATGCTCTGCCAATAACATTTTAGCTTCCCATTCTTGAGAAGGTTCTTTGTTTAAAGGTCTTTTACCTATAGTTCTTCTTGCTGCATTTAATGCTCTCTTCCAAGAAGTAACCTGTTCTAATCTTACAATTTTACTCATTCATCTAGAACTACAATTTCATCAACATTAAATTCTTTAGGAAACTTCCCACTGTTAGCCTTATCTATAAAGGCTTCTTCAATCTGTCTACCAGTTGCATCTAGTGGTAATTCTAATGTATCATAATATGATATAGTTACACTAACAAACCTTGTACGAGAAACATTCAAAGGCTCATTAAATGGTGCATTAGGATTATTTTCTGCTCCTAGTGGTATGTTATCCATAATCAATTGTTATTAAAGAATTCAACTGTTTGTTCAGCCATTAACCCACAACAAGGTGGAACAACTATTTCCTCTGTCTTAGTTATAAGATAGTCTTGTGGACTACCATTATACATACCATTAGCTATCAATATCTGATTAGCTTCTTCTGCATTGGATGCTTTCACCATTGCAATACCTTTACCAATAGCTCTTAAATCATATGTAATCACCCATAATCTAGGTGGAAAGAATGATTCCTGAGCTGCCTGTTCAATTACACTTTCAACTGATGCTTCTATCATATTAATAATTCCTCATATTATAGCATTTCTCACACAATCCTTCATGAGTTGCAGGCTTACCACAGTATCTACATCTCTCAACTGCATTAAAGCCTAACTCTCTACTTGATTCAGTAGAATTATCTACCACGTCTTGTATAATATCAAAGGCTTCTCTAAGAAGTTCTCTTTCTCTTTGAGTTAAACACATGCTATCAGCAATGTTACTTTTTGAAGCTAAACCTTTAATTTCCCATAAGACTCTATTTCTGATTCTCCACTTTAATTGTTTCTCTGTTGCCATAATTATTTTATTTTCTCACTATTATTGTTTAACCACATAATAGTCATTACACAGTATGAAGCCATGTCAAGCAATGTGTCTTTAATAGATTCCTCCTTAACAAGATTAACATCTTTAACTGAAACAGATGGATAAGCAGGATTCTGAACTGATTTATTTATAAGACTTTCAATTCTATTCATCTTATCTCCCATTCTAACTACAGATGCTATTAATCCAAACTTATCAAGAGACTTATCAAAAGAATCACCATAATCATGATTCTTCTTTTCATAAGTCTCAGCCATCTTTGAGGTAATATCCTTAAAACTCTTAACTAATTCATTGCTGCTACCATTTACTTGAAAGGTAGTAGTGAAATAGGTATTAAATTCATAAGACTCAACATACTTAGAATTACCAAACTTATCTCTAATTACTACTCTTTTAGTAGAACTTACACCAAGTACAGTATATGTGCACCCTTCATCAAAGTAAGTAAGACTTTTTATACATTTAACTGTATCTCCTGCTTTTATTGAAGAATTACAATTGTTAAGTACAACAGGCTCAAATACAGTAATAAACTTCTCCCATGAAAATGTCTTATGACCGTTATCTGTTTTAATATCTATATTATTATTTCTATCTATATTTATTATAGGATATGTGTTATTCTGAACAAGATCAAAGCCAGTCTTTCCTGTGTATTTATAAAAATCACCTACTTTTACATCCATTAGTTTCCTCCCAATCTTTTAATGTTACAAACTTGTTAAGGAATTGTCTTTTCTCCCTAACATAATGATGTCCATTCTTCATGCTAACATATAGAACAGCATCAGTCCATTCACCACTATTAATATCCTTCATCTTAACTATACCTTTAACTAGGTATTGGTTTTTAGTTTTAGGATAAACATAAATCTGACTCTTTTGAGATTTATTTGAATAATAAAGTAGCCCTGCCAATATAGCAAGGGCTACACCTATCCCAATTATTAATACATACATATACAATAGTTTAATGCACCCAGTGAGTTGATATTTCAGCCTCAGCAGGAATAGGAAGTTTACTACAAAACATCTTAGCTGATTCTTCCATATAGAATTTAAGTTTATCAGCTATTTCTGACATAGATTCAGGATACTCTATACATATTTCATCATGTACTAGATTTACTATTTTAACAACAGAGAATAGATTATTAGCTACAATCCACTTGAAGAAGTTAGTTACAGCATACTTCAACACTATGGCTCCTGTCAATTATGTTATCCTACAGGCTCTTTATCCTGTAGTTCAGTATCTTCTTTTTTAATACTGTTCGGACTATATCTTAAAATGTTTTTACAAAATGTGGTTAATTCTTCAAAAGTAGCAGAGTTTTTCATACTATTAGCCTTCTTACTTATAATTTGAATATTACCTTTTATATAACCTTTAGAGTTATCTATTCTATCAATAGAAGGTGTGTATTCATAATTGTCTTTAGAACCTAATACAAAAGGAACTTCCAATATTGGACATAAATCTGGTATAATAATATCAGACTCTTCAATATTAAACTCTATCCCTTTATTTTTAGCTCTTATTTGACAAGCTTTCCAAGTAGCATGTATAAAATTTCTTTTTCTACTTTCTCTTTTATATTTTAATAACTTCTCTTTAAAGTCATTATCTAATTGACATCTAAATTGTCTTAGTTGGGTTGATGTATATAAACTTAAACACTTTTTACAAAAAGTACTTCTACCTGTAGAATTTTTACCTTTTGTAAACTCAAAATAAGGTTTTACTTCTCCACAACTTTGACACCTTATAGTTTCAGGAGTTTCCTTACTACTTAGACATCTTTTACATTTAGAATGATACCCATCTTTGAAACCACTATGTTTCTGATATTCAGAAATGGGTAATTCTTTACCACATTTTTTACAAATCTTTGTATTCATATTATTAAGTATAAATTATCTGATACAAAGATAGGAAAAATAATTCATAAAAACAAATTCTCCCTTTTCTTGGTGTTTTACCATCCTTTATAAGGACTCCATACACTAGTCTCTACACCTTCTATATATTACTATATAGCTTGGCTCGGTATTTACATCTCAGCATTCACCGAATTTAAGGAGTTTATTCAGGGCACAAACCTTCATTTCACCCTGAGTAGGACTATTTAATCCCAGTCTACCCCATTTACTAACTGCCTTAAAGTGTAATGATACTCTTCTTCTCATCCAAGTTTTATGAAACTCATCACCTAATAACTCTTTTTGTTTTCTATAGTTATCCCAAAACTCACTAGTGAATTTAGCTCCTTCTATTAACCAATAGGAGTGGTCACTCCAATAGATTTTATGTCCAGTAATAGGATTAATCAATATATAACCATCCTTTTTAACTGCCTTTAGAGCCTTTTCTCCATAAGAAGTTACCCCAGGGAAACCCTTATCATAAGCATTTCCTATTTCATCAGCTTCTTCAATAGATATACCTAAAGAATCAGCTATAGAAGAAGAACCTCCACCAAATTGTTTAGCAAACTCTGGTGCTTTAGCCTTCTTTCTTAGGTCTGGTCTTAACTTCTTAACCATCTTAACCTCAATACCTTCAAGTTCTTTAGGGAAACATGCTTTAGCAACTAGAGAATGCATATCTCCAGAACCATGTAAGAACTCTTCAATCATAGACTTTTCATTGTATATGTCAGCTCCAAGTCTTGATTCTATAGCACTATAATCACAGCTACAGAATAAGTTACCTTTCTCACTAACAAAACAACCTCTAGTTCTATGATCAGCAGGTAGATTCTGAACTTGTGGATAAGCACATTTAAGTTTACTGCTCTTAGTATTTACAGGAAGTCCCTTTAATTTAGCTAAGTCAGTATTTATCTGTTGAGAACCACAAGCCATTCTACCTGAGGATGCACCAAGTTGCTTAAACTTAGTGTGAATTCTTCCTGTTTTAGGATTGATAGCATTAATGTATGATTGACCATAAGTAGAACAAACCTTATCAGCTTCTTTATAATCAAGATAAGCTTTAAGAAATACATCATTTATTCCTTTCTGTTTAGCTATAACCTTTTCAAGTGCTGAATCAGCTTCTTCACCAGTGCTTTTACTTATAACAGATGTATTGAAACCTAATGTTTTAAGTATAGAAACAACTTGAGTAGAGCTATTCCAATTTACTAAGGATTGAGGTTCAGTATTAAACCCAGAGAATAAATCACCTTGTCTATCTATTTTGATATATTTACTTGATAATCTAGTCTTTATCTTACATTTATAAGCTTCAAACTTAGCACCACAAGGTTCTTCTATATCAAATTCATGTGCTCTAATCTCCTCTTTAAATGCTTTTCTTTCATCACTTAGTTCATCTTCATCCTTATCAGATAATGAAATATAAGCTATAAAACTATCCTTTCCAAGTGCTGAACTTACAATGAAACTATCTAATGATTTATTAAAGACTCTCTTAATAGTCTCATCATAGACCATCTTTGTTTTCCACTTACTTTCATCAAGTTTTATACCACACCATTCAAGATAAGCTATAACAGGAACAAAGTCACACTCTAACTTAGCACCATTAACACACTTTCTTCTCCTCAACTCTTCTAGTTGCTTTGTCATTATATCACCAAGATACATGACATCACCAGCTGCATATTTGATAACAGCAGTATCTATACCTCTCCAAATAATCTCACCTCTGACAGTCTTATCTATATCTATATTAAGATATCTATATGCAATTGCCTTTAAACCTACTCCAGAATAATTATAAATAAATTCAGCAACATCAGGAATTTCTTCATATAGTAATACCTTCTTTGTTTCAGGATTTAATTTATCATATCCTTCATAGTTATACACAAAGTCACAATACTTATTCATAAGATCAGTATTCATTCCTACTAGGAAGAATGGATAACCAAGATATAGTAATTGTTCAACAATCATAGTATCATAACATTCAGTTACAATAATACCATAATTAAACAAGAACTGCAAGTCAAACTTTAAATTTTGACCTATCATAAAATGACTTTGTATATAATCTTTGTATATCAAGGGGTCTATAGTAGTAACATCTACTACTATTTGATTTTCCCCCTTAATATCACCAAATTGCATAAGTAAGACTGTATTTATATGAGCATCTCTGCCAGAGGTTTCAGTATCAAATTGAAACATTTCCCAAGTATTTAACATACTTAGGGAATCTTCAATACTCATCATTGTATATTCTACCTCATCAAACAGCTCAGATTGTCTACTTACAAAATATATCATGCTACTGAAAAGTTATGCTGTAACCATATCCATTAGTGTAGTTGATAGACTTAACAATAGCATCAGCTTCATCAAGTCTTTCACCTACAGCAATAATTGAACTTCCAGATGGTTGTATGTACATCTTACCATTGGGTAAATACCCAGCAGTAATAACAGGATAACTAACTTTTAAAGTATAAGTTTTAGATTCACTACCATCAGGCTTCTTTAACTTCTTTAAATAGTTAGTATCATCTCCTCTTGATTTAAGTTCAATTACATCTTCCATCATACTACTGAATATGCAGCTAGTTCCTCGAAATCTATTATATATCTATACTTTTGGAAGAAAGAACTACCAAGTACTCCATGTAAATTAACACCAAAGTCACTCTTAAGATTAGAGAATGCAGCGTCTAAGTCCATAACATAGAACTCTTCACTATATGTCTTATCTCTATAAGTAATATCAATAGATGTTTTATCTACTTCCTTCCTATTACCATCAGAACCATAGATGGTGTTCCTTACTCCAGTAGGACTATGTTTAATATCATTAGTTACTGATTTGTTGATTATAGAATCACTGGCACCTGTGTCCAATAAGAAGTTTAACTTCTTTTCTCCACACTTGAAAGTTACAATAGGAATGTCAGTTAAATCCAGAGTTTCTCTGAATGACATTCTATATGCCTGTGCTCTCTTTTCTTTCTTTCTATAGACATCAACAATCTTAGCAAAGAAAGTAGCTAAGATTACAAGTCCTATTACAAATAATATATTCATTACCATATTCTCATCTTTATTTCTGAGTTATTATTTAACACCAGTAGTTCCAAACCCACCTCTGTTAATACTTTCAAGTTCATCTACACTCACAAGTTCAATCTTGTTACTAAACAACCATCTAAGCTTCTGCCATATAGTTGCTTTCTGACTCAATTGAATTCTAAATTGACAGATTCTATCACCTTTATTGATAGTGGTATCTCTAAATGCAATAGCTGGAAATCTCCATTCATCATCATTACCACAATATGAATTATCAATAACTCCCTCACTGTTAGCACACATTATTCCTAACTTTGGAGTACTACTTCTTGGTAATACTACTGCTTCAAAACCTTTAGGCAATTGCATAGCAACACCTAGCTTAATTAATTTGAAGTCAAAGGTGACATCTCTATGACTTACTATCTCACCATCAATAGTTTCTCTCTTTCTAACACCAGCTTGTGGTGCTTTAAAGCTAACTGTTTCTGCTGCTCTTAAATCAATCCAATCACCCTTCTCTATAATGAAAGGCAAACATCCTGCTGTTATTCCTTTTACTTTAATTTTCATAATGTTTTCAATAAATCTTCTTTAGTTTCAAATACATACTTTTCTTCAAACCTGATTGGACCACCAGGAACTATTATATCACTTGCATAAGTAATATGCTCACCTTTATATACATCAATAGAGTAATGTACTCCCATGATTTTTATGGGAACTGCCCTGTTATTGTGCATAACAAAGGCAGAATCCCCCATACTATATTTAGTTTCAATCTTCATTCCAGAATCTATTTGTTATATCAAATAATCTATTATCTATTACTTTGTACAGTCTTTGATTGGTAGTTCTACTGTTAAGAGGACCTAAGAATTCATCATATCTTCCCACTTTAATATAATCAAAGTTTTCAAGATTGATTTCATTACTTATAGTATCTCTTCCACTATACCAAGCTGTTCTTATAGGGAGTTCTCCCTCCTTTAATACTTCTGCCAGTTTGTTAATATAGGAAGGCTCACTGTCTCCACCCATGAAGGAAACACAAGTTATACCAGTATTCTTACTACATAGTTGTAGTAATTCTTCAAAGGTAAGATCAGTGCCAATATCCTCTGCCAAGTAAGAGCTATGACAGCCCTTACAGTGACATGGACAATTACTTATATTTATGGCTAAAGTAACTTCATCAGGAATCTCCTGCATTACTATTTTAGTATCTACATATTTCATTTATACACTCTTTTAGTTGCATCCCATTGTCTACCTTCATCATACTTACTTACTGGTCTCAAGAATCCTACAACTCTTGTCCAAGTCCCCATAGGAGCACCACACTTAGGACATTTATCCATAGCATGTTTAGTAATATAATGACACTCTTCATTAGTACACTCACTATTAGGAATGTTATAAGTGAAATAAGAAGTTCCCTTCTCTGCTGCAAAGTCCATTAACTTGAGATACTGTTCTTTGCTTAGATGTTCTTCAAGATTACAATGAAGGCCTACACCACCATCAAGAAGCTCTGTAAACTCCTTTCCATGCAGTTTAAATCTATCAAGAATACTTGTATTATCATCCCAAGCATTATAGAAGTAGCTGTTATAAATCTTAGTGTTTTCTGGTACCCAATCATTCTGTTACACTCTTCCCCGTTGTGCAGGAAGATGATTCATTATTTAAGTAGTCTTGTAAGTTAATAGAGCCAAAGTGAATCTTTCTATGACAGTTTGCACATACACAAATACACTTTGAAATTTCCTTCCTTAGAACATCTCTACCCTTACCTAAATGCTGACTTATAGTAAATTCTTTAGTGTCTGGATTAATATGATGAAAATCAATACAACATGGTTCTGACTCTCCACAAATTATACAGGGAGTCTTTAATGTATATAACCATTCTTGTACTCTCTTTTGCCTTCTCATAGCCTGAGCTAAATGAATTTCAGGATGCTCCTGTCTTCTTCTCTTTCTATAAGCTTTCCTACAATCCTTACACTGATGCCTACTTTCATCAAACATCTCTAATGGTAGTTCTCTACCACATTTCTTACAAATTTTAGTCTCCATATAATATATTTTGGGAACAAAGGTACAACTTTTATCCCAATTATACAAGACTAATACTATTTTAATAATGAATGGACAACCATTTCTGTTGTCTCTCTATGTTACCATAGAGTTCGGACTATCGCATCTACTATCTCTAGTAGCCCCTCTATTTAGTCTCTCAGGCTGCACAGAACATATCTTGCTTGCCCCTTGTTGTCCTATTGCTAGGAGTTTCAAGTCAATTAAGTGGGGTTTTACATGGGCATTGGTTCTAACCCATCTTCTTTATCCCAGTTATAGTTCTTAGAACTAAGACCTTCTGCTGGAACCAGTTCAGTATTAAACTTGAACTTCTTACTGTTATGTAGTTTATTCTGCTCACTAATAGTACCAGTGATTAATCTACAAAACTGCTTATAATCTTCATTGTAGGATACTTCCATACCTAAGAATCTTGCAGCTTCATTGATACCATTAATACCAATAGTACAGAATAAGTCTCTCATACCAATATAACCAGCAGTAGAAGCATTGAACATACCTCTCTCTTCCCATTCATACAAGATAGTTTTATAAGCTATATGATACTTATAAACTCTCTCAAGAATATCAGTGAGATATACTTTGAACTCTCTTATCCATTTCTCCCTATCTGGACCATTGTAGTGGCCTCTACAGAAGTCTTGAACTATCCTGTTGATGTTCAGAGTAATAACATTACAACTTCCAGTCTTAACACCTGTAAGACCATTAGTGAAACTAAATACATTCTCCTCAATCTCATTTCTTAGTCTACAACAAGAAGCAAGACCATTAGGATTATCACTGATATAAACAAAGAATGAATGACCTTCACTATGCATCTCTGCTGTGAAGTTCTTGTAATCTTCATCAAGATAATTACCTCCTTTATCAGTTAATAATGCCATAGTTTCAACAGGAAAAGTTAGCATAGCTTTGGTTCTCTCCTTATTAAACCACTTCATAAACTTCTTCTGTAGATAAGATACTCTCTCCCATGAAGGTTGTGTTCCATCAGGAAAATAGAAGTCTTTAAATAAAGCCTCCCAATAATACTTATCATAGTAGCTTATATTAGTGAAAGGAGATTGCCAACCTCTATTCTGTGCAGGCTGATTAATGTAGTAAACTATAGTCTGGAAAGCACCTTCAATCTTCTGTCCTATAGTCTTTCTACTCTTAACAAACTCAGAATCAGCATATACATCCTCTCTTAATGGATAATGTTCACCATAGTCTTTTACACAGAAGTAATCAAAGTAGTTAAAGAACTCTCCAAAAGCTACAGCACCTTTACATTGAGCTGACAGTAAGAACACTAAGTTATTAAACTGCCCACAGAAGCTTGATAAGTGACTAGCTATCTTAGGAGTTATACCATCCATATCTTTAATTCCACTTGAAACTAATGGATACAATGATACTGCCTCACAATAGTTCTTAGGAACTGCTGAACTGGCTTCATCATGTATATAAATAATATGATGGTTAATATCATCCTCATATTGCTTAGCTACTTCAGGAAACAAGATATTCAACTTATTCTTCATCCTAGTTCTTTGAATAATTCTATTCTTAGTCTTAGGAACTTCTGATTCAAGAGTAACAACATTCTTCATAGATACATTGGCATTAGCATCTGTCTCTGATAAAGAGGCTGCATTCTCATTAGACTTACTATATTTTTCCATATAGTTAAGTCTATCATTGATTTCTCTTGATTCTCTATGCTTCTCTCTGTATAGAATATAAGATTTAGCTGCTTTATAATTACCAGTTTTCATGAGGAATGTTTCAACTTTATCTTGAATTTTCTCTACACCAATAACATCTGACTCTTCTACAAGTTGCATAAGAGCTGCTGGTACATAGTCAGGTGTTACCTGATTTACAGACTCAAACGATTTATTAACAGCTGAAATAACTTTTTCTATACTAAACTCCTCTTTGGTTCCATCTCTTTTAATTACTATCATGCTGGTTGTAAATTATCTATTTTCATAATACCATTTCTTTCTTTAGCCTCTTTAGTATATTTACTTGAAGGTTCATTTAGATAATAGTCTAATTCCTCTAAGAGCTTCCTCCAATTTCTGTAGATATTGCCTTTATCATCCTTTAAGTCAACTTCACTAAAGTTACCATAGTACCTCCATACAAGTGGAGCTAATGTATATCTGTTAATGACTATAAAGCTATAATGAGCTATCTTGAAGTTCTTGAAGTACTCATCTTCACTAATGACTTGTTGAAGTATATATGTATAAAGCTGAGCTTGTATCATATATCTCCATGTAACAAATGATTGTTCAAAGTCTTCTTCTGCATGACCACTAGTCTTTAAGTCTATAGGATATATAACCTTCTCTTCATGGTCAACTATTATTTCCAGTTTGTTATCCTAACAGTTCTTTATCTGTTAGTTCTACAGTTTCATATTATATCTGTAGCTCGGACTATATCATCACTAATATTTCTATTAGGCAGGGCACTCGTGTTAGCTTCATCACTGTTCTAGTGGTATGCTATTAGTCTCTGAACCTTCTATTTATCCCTAAATAGCTTGGCTGCTGATTACCAACTAAGGCTTCCCAGCAATTCACCCTGTTTTAATTCGACAATAAATATTTATTATACTTTCTTTTTAAATACAAATTAGAGTCTTTATATAACCAATTTAATATTATATGAACTTGCCTTCCTCCATATCTTAGATGCCAAACTTCATAATTTCTTTCTTTAGAAATTCCACCATTGGTAATAGAAATTACTTTTAATTTTTCCTGCAATTGTTTTAGAAACTCCAAACTACCACTGGTAAAGTTTAAACAGTTGTGATTTCTATTAATATTAAGTATAAGACTACCATCTCCATCATAAAATCCTCTTATGAAATGTCTGATTAAAGACTTTTCTAAGTTAGGAAATCTGATAGATTTAGTTTTGTTTATATAACATCCATGATTAATTAAATCATTGCACATACTCTGTCTACATATTGTTAATATGTACTGACTGTTTATAATTTTGACATCTGCTTCTGTATTAAGATGTTTCTTAAACTCTTGAATGATATCTTCATCTTTAAGTTTAAGATAAAATGTATTTTTAGATACACTACCATCTGCATACATAAGTCCTAAGAAGTATGCCTTACTTTCAGTATTGATTTCTTTAAAATAAGACTCATCTACATAGATTTTTTCCCTAGTAGATTCTCTTCTCCTAGTATAATCCCTACTAATAACAACTCCTGCTTTCTTTAATCTTCTGCAAACATTAGCTATACAACAATTTAATTTTTCTGCTACAATACCTACATTATTATAAGTATCATATAACTTAATAATTTCCTCTAATTTAATATTCTTCTTTTGCATAATCAACTATTAATTAAGTTATCATGCAACAAAGGTAAGTATAATTTTTAATATTTCCAAATGTTTATCGAACATACATCTGACAGATATTCCATTGTATTTAGCCTTAAACTTTAACTGAAATACCTTCTCAAATCTAGTATCAAATGGATTAACATAGAAGAAGTATTTAGTGTAAGGGTTATTCTTCAATTCATTAACACAAGCAACAGTATCATTATAATCTTTCTGAGATAATATCTCTTTATCTGCTGATATAGCTAACAATTTATAGTAATCATCACACTTACTTTTTATAGTTCTTAGTTTAGCTTCTGCACCCCAAGTTGGTTGATAACTAATAGTATGAGCTATTATATCATCATCAGGTATTAAGTCAATACTTCTATATTGACTTCCATAACTTTCAAACAAGTCTCTAACTATTCCTATAAGTGCTTCTGATAATGAAGGAAACTCACATACAGTAAATCTCTCTTTAAAAGCATCAATTCCATCAGTTAACATAGTATCAACTGCTGAACCAAATCTTAATGCAGGACTTTCTACTTTATCAAAGAGACTACCTAACTTTCTAAATCCTTCTCGACTATAGCGGCTTAATATAGAATATGAAATTGCTGAATCTTTTCTATATGTTAGTTCATCTACATTCCAAGATAGTTCAACTATGCTTTTTCTATTTATATCTCCATTTATATCCATACGCCTGTATTCTAGTTGTTTTAACCCCCTTTATTATCTGATGTTTCTTACAGCAATTTGCAATATTAGAAATATCAAATCCTAGTTGTCTTTTTATTTCACTAATAGAAGGCCACTCACTAATAAAATTTCCATCTAAATCTAATTGTATCACCGCTTTAGATTTAGAATTATTCAATTGTATAATACTATTTGTAAGTGAAGCTTTTAAATTTCTACTTCCATAGGTATTATTATATTGAACAGTACACCATTCTAAGTTAGAGACTTCATTATTGTTTGGATTTTCATCTTTATGATTTATTTGGGGTAAATTATCAGGATTAGGAATAAAAGTTTCAGCAATTAACCTATGAATATAATAGGTATGATGTACACCTTTCTTACTTAAAGTAACTCTACTATATCCAAATTTATCCTTTGCTGGGGAAAGTGTCCTACCTTTTATACACCTTTGTGCTCCAGACTGAATAGTCACTCTAGTTACACTCCTAATATATCCTAAATTGCTAGCCTGATATAAGCCACAATATTTTGGTATGTCCCTCCACTCCTCAACAATACTCTTCCTCATAATTATCAAATTCATCATCTTGTTCAGGCAGTTGTAGTTGGTCTACATAATCATCTACTTCTGTCTTTAGTTTTTCCATTTCATCCACATCTAAACTAAGATACTCTTCCTTAGGATTGTTACTACTAATGTTTCTTTTAGTCTTAACAATAGCTGAATCAACTAACTCTTGCAGTGACTCAAAATCTCTTGAATCAATGAAAGTATGAGCTAATGCAATATCACCTTTTGGCAGGTACTGAGTTAATCTTTTTATTCTCTCCACTGGTTCCATAACCTTTAATTATTTCTATAGCCTCTAGAAGCTGTTTCTTAGTAAAGATTTCAAAATACATAGACTTCTGTCCAGTCTCCCTATACAAATCTTCAAGATATGCTCTGAATAACTTCTTTTTTATATAGAATACATCATTCTCCATACCTTTAGCCTCTATAATAATAACTACATTATTATACAGAAACACAAAGTCAGGAGTATGCTTTATATCTATCATCTTCTTAAGATTTAATTTAAGAAGTTTAGTCTTCTTATCTTTATCATAGAAAGGTACTGTAGGTCTAAACCCTCTCCACAAGGTGTAAGTAGTTGGTTCATAGATAGGGTTAAATCCTGATTCTTTAAGAGTCTTGTAAATCATCACTTCAAGTTCTGACTTGAATTTAATCCCATCAAACTCTCTCCCAGAGGCATTAAGTATCTTCTTATTTTCTCCCACCTTTACTAAATGCTGCTAACATAAAGTCCTTCAGTACTTTCTTCGCAGTGACAGCATCTCGAATAGTTCTAAATGCAGCAAAGTTTCTGAAGTTCTTTATCTTGTGAATATCTTTAACCTCTACAATCTCACCTTTAGCCATATCAATAGTATAGATTTTCTCACTATTCTCAATATGGTCTGGATATTGTCTGTCAAGAATTATAGCTACTTCTCTCAATAAGATTGACAGTACTGCACCTTCATTAATGTAAGCAAGGTTATCAAGGTATTTAAACACATTATCAACCTTCCACTTCAGTCTCTTTGCAATAGACATGATGATAGTCTCAAAAGTAATATCATCTACTGAAGGAGGAACAGATTTCTCGTAACTATTAGCCTCTTCTTTAACTTCCTTAATAAAACCTTCTGAGAGAAGCTTGGTTATAGTACGTTCATTAATGCAATCAAAGAAGAATATACCTCCAGACTTGCATACTATTGCTCCACCCAATTTATCACCTTTACATACACAATCACCTGTGCCTACAAATACATACTTTTTCTTCATAATACTTATTATTTAATTAATACTCTTGGAACCATACTATTGGTTCACCATACTTATCTTTAGTTAATTTACTAATAGTTTTAAAGACTGTAGAAGGCATTCTACTACCAATTCTAGCATAATAAGCTGGATGCTTTTCTTCCAGAATAATATTAGATTTACTATTAATATAAGGTACAAATGTTCTAGCCTGTTCACCAAACAGAACATAAATAATACCTGTATTCCACTCTGATAAATTCTTTAGTAACTTAGTCATAAATGGTCTCCATAACATAGTATGGCTACCTACTTTATTCATTTCTACAGTTAATGCAGAGTTTATCATAAGAATTCCTTGATTAGCCCAACTCTCTAAAGTCTGGTCAAAGATAATACTATTATGTGGAATTTCAAAATCAATAGCTGCCTCCTTAACAATCTTTAGTGAGGGAGATAAGTCTTCTTCACTTACCTCCTTCCTATTACCAAACAAAATACCTGTTGCTACATCTTTCTGAGGATAAGGTAATATTGTTATCTCTAAGGCTCTTTATCCTTAGATTCTATATGTCACCATATAGTTCGGACTATATCTTCATTATTTCTAATGTTGGGCACTCTTGTTAGGATTATTGTTTGTGCTACTCACCTATTAGTCTCTGAACCTTCTTAGTACTTTAAAAACACTTCCTAAGCTTGGCTGCTGATTGTCTCATTGAGATGTTCCAGCAATTCACCCAATTTATACAGAACCCTTCTTACTATAAGTAATTAACTTATACTGCATTGAAGGAATTATGTAAGGCTTAACTAACTCTACAAATTTAGGAAAATCCTTTGCTTGTAGATACATACTATTATCAATCACTCCTACATTAAAATGTAGATTAAATTTTCTTAATAGCATTTCAGCTAATATTTGCTGCTCTTCAACAGTAAAGGAACAGGTAGAAAATACACATGAATTTTTAGTTACATAACCATCATCCATATACCAGATTGCCATACCAAGAGCATCTATATCTTCTACAAACTCTTTGAACACTCTCTTATGACCATCACAATCATAATACTTTGTTCTAATATTTGTAAAGATAGGATGTAGTCTTGATTTAAATCTAAATCCAGTTAATTCTCTACTATACCTACTATTATTAATTCTATACCCAATAATAGTAGAAGCTAAGTTATATCTATCCAATATAGAATGTTTATATTCTAAATACTCTTTCTGTTTTTCAGAATGAGCAATACTCAGACACATATTCTTAGTAGTTCCACCTACTGAACAGTAGCAACCATCACCTAATAAACTTCCAATCAATAATTGCTTTAGGTCATTTCCAATCTCTATTTCCTTATAATTCTTCATATTATATAAAATTTTAAATAATACAAAGATAAGGTATTTGACCTAATATTGCAATAGTTTAAGCAAATTATTTATAGTCACCCTCTAAAAATCCTGTCCTATCATAACTACCTTCAAGTTATCGTAGGAACATAATGTAAATGCTTTAAACACATCAGGTATATTAGGACATATAGGCTTCCTTATATTGCCTATAGTCTTAGTAACCTTATTTAATTCATTAACATCTATAACCCTAATCCAATCACCAAAGTATTCACTTAGTGTCATACCAACTTAATTTGATCTGCAACTTCAGAAGCTCTAACACTCAACATGTTATTTATATCCTCATCGGTATAATCACTACTAAATGTAGGAGTTCTTACAAACCTACTAATATCATCAATAATGACTGTAGTTCTTATAGGATGACCATTATCAAAACATCTTATACTTTGACTATATGGTTTTCTAAACTCTGATGATAACATGAAAGGCATTATTTTATTCATAATTGCTTTACACACTACATCACTTTCACTTCTAACAACATCAGAATGAATATACAGTCTGACCTCATCATAAGTAAAGCCTTTTATAGTACCAAAAAATGAATCACCTGGTTGATCATGAAGTATGTATCTACCAACAAGAGTGCAAAGCATAAGAAGTTTTCCATCATTATCAAATATACAGCCTCTGCTTCCAATATAAGTTGTGTCTTTGATAGTGACTCTAGACAACCCTGATTCTGGTGATTCAGCAAATACCTCTGATATAAAACTATCAGCAGTTCTTACAGCAGGATTGTAATCTCTAATATAAATTGGAAATACTACTTCTTTCTTTATATGAGTTATTGTATTATATACAATACTACTACTAATAACCTCTTCAACATGCCCTCTCATAACTATAGGAACTATTATCTCAGGACCAGTTATATCAGCTATAAAGAACTTTGAAAAGACATTATTTCTTTCCCAGTTTATATTTGGACCATAGCCTATAGGACTATACTGATGGTTGCTATATGCAGAATTTAGAAAGTTTATAGCATCTTTTAATCTTGAACCTACTCTTGCCATAATTACATCTCTACTTTAAAATACATAGTACTTGCATCATAGGTAGTTAAGAAAGGAACATCTCTTGGAAATACTGGATCACATTCATTAGCTACAAAGTTCACAAATAGATTAACCATTACAGAACCAATCATATTAGCCATGAAGGTAGTTTGTTTGTAACTACATAAAGTCTCTTCAGCTTCAGAGTCATCAAACAACCATTCTTCCTCATAGATTTCCATTGCTCTTTTATCATCACCTTTAATTGCAAACACTTGAAATTCTTCTGCTGCAAGTCTTCCATCAATGAATAAGCATTTGTCTTTATCATTTGAATACCTAACATGAGCTTTCCATACTCTATAGAACGTCTTTCTAGCTTCCATGTTATCAAACCCACATATCATTATATCCCTAGCTGGAGTTCCATCAGTAATTCTCTCTCTTAAAGCATTTGCATTATAGAAGTTTGAATACTTCTTCATTGTGTTATATATTGCATTGACCTTATACTCTCCTATATTCTCCATGCAATATAATTGACCAGACATGTTAGCTGATTCCACTATATCATCATCATACATAACGATTTTAAATGGATGCATTCTTGATAATAAGAAGGCAACATAACTCGATTATTCTATATGTTTCCATATAGTCTGGACTATATCTTTATCCTATATAATAGGATAGAGGGCACTTTTTCACTATAGCGCTATCTATAGCTACTTCCTGTTATTAAGCTGACTCTACAGCTCAGGTAGTCTCTGAACCTTCTATGAGTGTACTCATAGCTTGGCTGCTGATTAGCATACATCTTACAACTGATGGTTAGCCTTCCAGCAATTCACCCTCTCCACTCAAAATATTACTACTTTGAGGGGCAGTTATTGAAAATTGTTTTTTACAATCTTTGCATTTTCCCCTATAAACAAGACCATGTAACATTTGCCTTGTACCCAATCTAATTGTATCTATACCATTACATATAGGACATACTAATCTATCCATTTTATGATATTCTGGTGTATAGTATAGTTTATCATATTTTCTCTTCATATAAAAATTTCCACAATCTTTATAGATATAATCCGCAAATTTCTTAGAAACCTTATCTGAAGAAGTATATAGTACATAGTAATCATGTTTTCTTAGTCCTACTCCTGCATATTTACAGGTTAAATTTACAGTGATCCCATTGTCATATAGAACTTTTACTAAGTCAGTAATCATTTTATACCCAGTTCCTCCAATATCAACTTTAGTGTTACCTACTTTTTGCCTGTAAACACTACCATCTCCATCAAAGTAACCTCTTATAAAATGATGCACTAAACTATCATCTAAGTCGGGTAACTTGAGTAATTCCTTATTATCAGTAGATTTCCTAAAAACCATACCATTAGTCTACAAATCTTCTACTATAGCTTTTCTTGAACATACTACAGACCAAGCATGGTTAGTGAGTTTAGATAATCTAAAGAAAGGAAACTTATCTACTATAATATCAAGAAGATATTTATCATCTTCATGTAATACTATAGAGGCACAATAGCTACTATCATTAGAATGAATACACCCATCACTATAAAATAACCCCAATAAATATGCTTTTTCGGGGGAATTAATGTTTTTTAAATCATTGTTATACATACCTAAATAAATTTTGTTATTTAGGCGCAAAGATAAGTGAAATTTACGAGATTTCAAAATCTACCAATACCTCCTAATCCAGCTAATAATATAATCTTTGTTCTAATCTTGTCATACCATGAGGCACTACTAAATCTACTGGTAACATCTTCTACTAGAAGAGTAGAAGAGTTAACAGGGATTTCATTATTCTGAGATTCAAGAGCTGCTGCTAGAAGTGCTTCTTCCTCTGAGGTTAATTCTACATGAGACTCTTCAACTAAAATAGGAATATCCTCAGCAAAGATTTGGTTAACTTCCTCTTCTGTAGATTCACTAGTTTGCTCCTCAGATACATTAGTTATTCTAATAATATCACTAAGTACCTCTGCTGCTTGAGCTTCAGGGGTTTGCTCAGAAAATCTATCCATATCAAGTGTAGAACTTGTTCCTGCTTCTATAAGTTGTTCATTATTATCCATATCCATAATTAAATAATATACCTTTCAATCATTTCAATAAACTGATTGATGTATTTTCCTCTATTAGTTAACTTATTAAGTTTCTCAACTAAATCATAAGCAACTAATGCAGCTAACACATCATCTTCATACTGCTCAAGAGCTGGGTCTTCAGCATAATAAACCAAGAATTCAACATAACCTTCTGCCCAAGCATGAAATAGTGAATCATCTTCAAATCTATGAGCATATGATTCCTCTCCTATTTTAGCTAACTCTTCAAGTGTTTCATTCTCATACACTCCATAAGAAATATCTCCAGTTACTAACTGTCTTACAATTTCTTCAATGATGGTAGGATCAACTCTTACTTCACCATATGGAGGTATTACTTCTTCTTGAGTTTCCTGTTCAAATGGAAGTTCTTCCTGTGCTGATGTAGTAGCCACTGGAGGAACATAAGGCTTATTCTCAGGAATAACATTGCCTCTTCCTACATTAGTCTGATAGTTAAAGGCTGTATTCTTAGGAGTGCTAGGCTTAGCATCCTCCCATTGTTTAGTGGTATAGTTATATACTCTAGGACTATAACTATTACACCCATTACCACCTTGCCAACTGCCTCCATAAACAGGAGTAGCCTTCTTTCTAGCTTCCTCTTTTTGTTTTTGAACTTCCAGAATTCTATCAGCAAGCTCTTTAAAGGGATTGGCAATCACAGGTCTTTCTACATCAAGCATGAAATATTCAAGCTTCTTTCTAGTAAAAGAGTAACTAACAGGTTGTCCAGTTGATTCTTTACCATTATATGTAGGATACTTAACATAGCCTGTTGCTGTCATTTCTTCAGAAACTACTCTTGTAATAGCTGCTTTGTAAGTACCTTTAGTATCAATAATCAAAGATACAAAGTGGATTCTATCACTACCCTCTTCTCTAAGAGTGGATAAATCTGTTCCACTAAAGAATGCACCCATTGTATGATGTGAATGCATTAATCCTTGATATATATCTTCTCCCAATAGTTCAGGATGGTCTACCATGTATCCTATTACATCAGGGGATTGATTAAATTCAGTATAACCACTTACACCTATATCCTGTAACAGGAAATCAAAGGCAGTGATTACTAAATCTTCAGTTTCAAAACTACCAGATACAGTATAAAATAAAGTACCTGAATATTCTATTGATGGGAACTTGTCTAAGAAATATCTTATCTTTTGTTCAAGTTCTGGAGTGACTATCAACTTATATGAAGTAGACTTTCTTGTCAGTTCCAGTAGTTTGGGTTTCGTTTCTATATTCATAATTAACTATTTCTAAAATACATTTATAAAAATGTTCTACAATCACTGGAGCTAGGAATGTAGACATATTATCATCATTCGTATCTGTATTACCTTCTCTTATTTTAAATAAAACAGGCTCACCTTTAAATATGCAAACTTGCCTACCTACATACTGAAAGTAATTATCAGCTGCACTATATCTGCTGGTATATATCTTATTGTTATTTAAAACACCTCTATACAATACACCATGTAAAAGTAATTCTCTATAGGAAGCAGTTACTACTCCCTCTTTATACCTTATATTGTACCATTCAATAAACTCATTACTTATAAATATAGTCCATTGAATATAGGACATACCTATACCATAACCATTAAGAAAGTCAAATTTTAATTTCTTCTTTCTCAATAACCACATCATAAAGTCTTTATATAGATCAGTGTTAAGAGAGTCGTAGCTTCTAAGTTGATTATCTCTATACATAGGCCATGTAACAGGCTGTACTCTCATACTACTACCACCAAGTTCTTCAAGTCTATGATAAGGTCCTCCTGTCAAGGATTCAACTTGAACAAATTTACTTAATTCAAGACAGAATAATTCCCATCTTAATTCATCAAATTCAATACCACTATCATTTAATGTTGCAATAGTACCTCTAATAGGTCCTGAACCTAAACATGGACTTTGAAATTCTGTTAGTCTCCTAAAGGGAATAGAACTAATATGACTATGCATATAACCATTTCTTAATTGAAATAAATCATACTCAGACCTATTCAATCTAAAATCACCACGCATAGTACCTGAATAAGTAATTGTAACTTTAGCATAGAGTTCCCATATATCTATATACTTATCATTCTCATTGGTTATTCTCACCTCAGGGAACCTAACAAGTATATTTATTCTAGAAAATGATGAATCTTCTATTGTATTATCAACCATGATGAACTCTTCTGAATGCATCATTTTTGCATTACTGATATATTCATCTAATGATGGATAATTCTGCATATCTACAAACTCTTCACCAAAGAAGCCCTTGAATATACCATAAATGATATTAGGTTTCTCCATGAATGAGTTGTATAAATTTGTTAGTCTTTCTTCTACACTCATTGTATCACTAAAAAAAGAAGAGGCTGATGATTACTCACCAACCTCTGTATTGTTATTTATTTAGCCCAACCACCAAACAAATCATTAATTTCACTGTTTGAAAGTTTTTCTTCTTTCACAGCTTTAGTTTCAGTTGGTTGTTCCTGTTTCTCAGACACTACACCTGTATCAAGTTTCTCAAGAAGATTACTGTAAACATCACCGAGACACTCTTCTTCATCAAGTCTTTCAATAAGCTCACGAAGAACTTCTCTTGCTACTTTATCTACACATTCTGTACAAGGTGTAATATCAATAGGTTTACCTTCAGTCACTTCTGTGATAGTAATGTCAGGGTTCTCATCTACTGCTACTTTTTCCTCCTTCTTTGCCTTAGGAGCTTTTGTGGCTACTTGAGATGCAGGCTTAGATTGTTCTGCAAGAAATGCCAACAAATCAGGAGTCTTACACTGAGTTGCATTCTTACCAAACTTTGCAGTTACTGCTGCACCTAAACCTTTAGCCTTGATTTCCTCAAGAGCATTCTTTCTTTCAGGACTCAAAGCACCTGACTTAATCTTCTTATTAGCTGTAGTCAGCATGAACACCAAGTCATTAGTAGTAGTTGCAGGATTAGTTCCCTTTGCAGGCACAGGCACATTTACAGGGAGAACAGAAGCATCATCTTTCAACTCTGTTCTAGTTCTACCTTCATAGAATGTCATACCATCATAGTCAATACCTGCTCTTCTCATGTCTGCTTTCAATGCACCAAGAGTTTCTGCTTCTGACATAATGCTTTTCTGATTTGAGCTGTTGCTCAGGACAAATAAAATTTTTCTAGCTTCCATAATGTTTCTTTTTTTAATTAATTAAAATGGGATATTACTTTTTATTTCTTCTCCATTTATAAGGCTGAAGATTACCTGTTTGAATTGATTTGGGTCTTGTAGTCCTTTATATAAGTCAGATACATCTTTATATCCATAATTAGGTAATACTAAATTAGTGAACCCAGTAGACTTTGATAGTGATAAGCCATCTCTAAGCCCTGCTTCATCATTATCCAGAAGTATATAAATCTCTTTATATCTTCTTTTAAGTTCACTAATTGCAGTATCACTCATTGTATAACCTTCTCCTTGTATAGCTATTGCTGGTATTCCAGTATTAGCCCACAAGCATAAGGCATCTTTCATTGAAGCACAAATAACTAATTTCTCACCAAACTCAGGTATTTTAGTCCAAAGACTAATGACAGACCTATCATGCTTATTACTCCACTTGAAGGTAGTACTGAATGGCTGGTATATCTTAAGAGTAACCTTACCTTCTTTCCTTTCAACATAAGCATAAGCATATTTATCAGCAACAAAGGTAAATCTATTAGAACCTTTAATGACTATTTTATGTGATATAGGATATATATCAGCATACTTTAACCATTCAAGAGATATTCCAAATGATTCCCAATACTCAATATCATGTTGTTTCCAACATCTAACTCTGCATTGTAAATCAGTCTCTTCATTGTAGTTACTAATTGATTTAGGCTTCTTCATTTTACCTGATTCATGAGTAGTAGTGGCTATATTGGGTAAGTCTTCCCAGACTCTCTTTAAAACTTCTCTGTAACTCATCCCCCAATACTCACCTAACATATCCCAAAGACCTCCTGAAGTCTTTCTAGCTAAATCTTTCCAGTATATCTTGTTTCCATCTAATGTATAAATGCCAAAGGATGGATCATTATCTACTCTCAAAGGACTAGATATAACACATGGGATTTCACTAATACCGAAATAATGATATAATATATCAGACTCACTGACTTTACTCAATAAATCTTCAAGAGTTATGTTAAAAGTGCCACTACTAAACATATAATATTTGATTAAGTGTTATTTATTTGCTGCCCAAGCCCAAGGACTGGCTGATTCAGCTGTACCTGCATTTGGAGTAGCTGATGCTTCATTGAAGTTAGTTGATTCAACTACATATTCATGCAAAGGTTCTACACTGAATTCAGTGTTACTGTAACCACCTGCATTTATTCTGCTTTGAATCTCTTTATCAAGAGAACTGTAGTCAGTAACAGAATTCTTCAAGAACTTCTGAGTAAATACAGCTTGATACTGTTTGTTATCATCAGTTGTTCTTACACCAAAGCAAGCCTTTACTACATTCTTAGGTTGGAGCTTCAAGATAGATTCCAGTTCACTGTAATCACCTTTGAAATAGTTGTCAATGTTGTCAAGTCTGGCAAGTGCATCATCAAGATTAGCCAAAGTCTTAACAACCTTATCACCAGTATTCTTATCTATATAAGAATAAGATGGATTAGGAATGTTAAGATATGCCTTGATGAAGTTAGTCAACTCTTCTTCACCAATATAGGCAGGTCTATAATCTTTGTCAAGATTTGCAGGACCACTTGCATATTGAGGAATTGCATGAATTTTAGCCTCTTCAATTGTAGGCCATGCAGTCTGACCATACTTGTCAATTACTTGAACCTTGGTAGCATCTCTGTTATACCTGATTGCTTTCTTAATGAAGAAAGTAATTGATTTTCTCATCTCGATGCCATTGCATTTTGCAGGATCAGACACTACAAGGAAGTCAATTCTTACCTGAGGAACTTTAACCTTGTTACCATCAGGTCCTACTTCAGCTTCACTAATATAGGTTGGCTCCTCTTCTACATCAAAGTTGTAGAAATCACTCAGTAATGCCTTGTTAGGATTTACTGCTGCAACAAATACAGGTGCAACACCTATATAGAGCTTTCTTACATGTTCTTTAGACTCTGAACCACTGGCAAATGCCATCATTACTTTTGCACTATTCTTCTTCATATTATTCAAATGTTTTTTATGCTTCAAAAGGTAGGGGACTTGACTCATCTAACTTCAATCCAAAAGGATTGATGGGAGCTTCTTCAGCTCTCAGTGCATTGTCTTGTGCCTGCAAATCTGGTGCAGATGCTTCACACACTGTTTCCTCTACAGGAGCTTCAGCAGGACTTTCTACAGATTGACTCATAGCAAGTTCCATTTCACCATTGAGTACTTGTTCTGATGTAAATCCACCAGTTACTTCAATGATTGGCTGCTCAAACAAATCAATACTTCTGTTTACAGATTCAAGTTCTGCATCAATTTTAGCCTTTTGTGCTTCTAACTTAGCCTTCTTAGCTCTGAATGTTTTCACATTAGCCGCAGTTCTCTTAACTGTTGCTAATTCTGTTCTACTTAATTCTTTCATGTTTCTTTTAATTAATATATTAATAAAATCCTGTTAGTTTTCAACTCTCTTACTTCACATATAGTAAACTTCTTTTTATAATACTCAATGGCATCATCTAAATAAGATTGAATTTGTCCTGTAGAGATAAGTAGTTGTATTAAGGTGTTAGTTAAATTAATCTTCTTACCTTTTTCTATACAATACTCTAGTATCACAGAAGCCGCTTGTTCTATAGTAATATTAGAAGTTTGCAGATGTGTTATTAAAGTTTCTCTATCCATAAATCTCTTTTAGTCTGTCAACTATAATAGATAAGTCATTAGGTATAGTGTCAGGTAAATCATCTAATGCTCCTATTGAATCTTTAGCTGGATACTCCCCATCAAACTCTTTTACAAATTCCTTAATAGCCTTTTTGTTCTCAGCATCATAAGTAGTTTTACCATATAAGATTATATCTACTTTACCTTCAGGTGTAATATACCCATCTGTCATAGAGCCAACGCTCTTAAATCTATAAGATATAGAATCATTATTCTTATCTTTATACTCCTCATAATGAGCTAAGCAGATAAGATTTTTATTCTCAGGAAATCCTTTAAAAGAGTCAAAGATTAATCCCATTCCATATCCAATATCTTTAGGTGTTTGCCACCCACCCTTCATTGCATTAGCCATATAATAATCTTGACTTAAATAGTTAAAGTCATCAATGATTATATTCTTATAGGGTGAGAGTTTAAGAGCTTCTACAGCATCTGCTACTCTCTTAAACCTATCCATACCACTAATAGAATCCACTTGAATTCTATTTCCAGTTGTTAAATCTTTAATCTCATTAGACTTACACAACACAAATTCTTGATTAGGTAATGCTCTTCCTACGCATTGTATTACATAGGTCTCTTTAGGATTGAGCCCTTTAATACCTAACTTCTTTCTACCACAATAAGAAGTGGTTTTACCAAATCCACTTTTTGCAAGAATCAGTACCTTCGCCATATTATAAAATTTTCCTTTCCACCTTATATTTATTTAATAATAAAGAGTTCCTCCTAATAGAATTATACACTTGAAATGTGCTACATCCTAATTTATTTGAAACTTCTTTAGCATTCTTGAATACAAGATGCTCATTACAATTAGTTAATACTATTTTTACATTTTTCGACCTGTATGGCTCTTTAGTTATGGTCCTTCCCATCCTATTAAACCATACATCTAACTTATCAACTCTATAAAATCTCCAAACATAACCTCCTGCTATATTGCATTTACCATTTGCAGCACTGGAAAGATTAGATACAGGGATATTTAGAATGACTGAAGCTTCTCCAAGAGAATTATACTTTCTAATATAGTTTCCTTTTAAATCATACTGATAAATAGATTTAACAGTCTTTTTTATTCTTCCCTCTTTATATGCTTGAGTGACTGAATAAGATAGTTTCTTTCTTCTATCAGTAGTCATTTCTACTTTTCCTGCTACTAATGTTTGATTATATTCAGGCTTTAACAAATCTATGTAATGCTGTTCTTTATTCAATAGAGAATTAATTGGGCATAACTCAACTACAGAAAAGATAAACACATCTTCTCCATACTTATTCCAAGCATTCTGTAAATGTTGGTTAGGATGTTTGTTATGTCTTAAAAGTGCTTTATGTTTTCTCCACCTTACTTTTATATTATTAGAGGAGCCTACATACACCTTACTATTAATTGTATTCTCTATCTTATAAATTCCACTACACATTTAACTTCTCCTTTATTTTTCTTTTAAACCGTGCAAAGATAGATAATCTTTTCCATCTATGCAAATACTTTCTTCTTGAAGACATAAAGAACACCTTTGAACTTTGTGGTATTCCTCTAATATATTTCAGATAACTATATACCCTTGCAAGACCTTCTGTATCTTTAGGCAAAGGAAGTTCCTGAAAATCACATACAGCACCATCAAAGAACAAAGGACATAAACTACCCATTTCACCATCTCTATTAACAAGAACTTCAAGGAATCTAATATTATCTCTAAACTTTGTTATGTCATATTCTTTATACTCATTGAGTTCAAACTTGAATGGACTGAACAAACCTAGAAGTATATTACAATCTCTTGCAATATATTTACTATCACCTAATCCTTGTGCTGATGGTCTAATCTTTCCACTGACAAAGTTATCATTACTCTCATTCTCAAAGGATTGTTGCTGAATAATTACAGGACTCATACCATAGTTATTTCTAAGATACTTTGCCAGATATTCAGATAACTTATCCATTGATTGCTTAAGATTCATTCCTCTTTCAGTGTCAATTAAACCAATATGATCTATGAATGGAATAACATACTCACCTGAATCATTAGGAACATAATAATCAAAGGAATCTGTTTCATTAAGTTCTCCTAACTCACCTCTATAAACAGCTTTCTTTGTATGTATAACCCCTCTTCCTTCTGCATATCTCTTACATTCTTTATAGATGCCAGTGGGATTAGCAGTAGAGCTAAATATGACACTCTCTTCAAAGAACTTAAACATATCTTTATATTCCTGAGTCTGTAATAAATCAAGTACTTCCTGAGACAAAGGCTTATCATTCTTTGAACTTCTTAAGTCTCTTGGAGACACTCTTATCTTACCTTTAGATAGATAATACAGAATATGACTCATAAATCTTTGCATTACTCTTTCAGGAGTCTCTTCAAGTGCAAAGTATAATATCTTCACTCTTACTTTATCTCTGTTATGATAAGCATATATAAGAGGAGTGTACATAAAGACATGTGAAGCAAATTGAGATTTACCACCTTTTGTAACAGAAGTCACACAATAGTAAGTTGCTTTTTCTATTCCTATAAAATCATCATTGAATCTAGTGAATGGTGAAGGTATGCTATTAATACCACCTTCAAGTAGATTATTTCTTCTTTCTTCAAGACCTTTTAATACTCTTTCATATAATTCCATACTATTTTAATCTTGCTGTCCAATCAGAATCTGCCATATCACTGGTTTCATTCTCTATATAAGTAGCTAAATCTGATACCTCACTAACATAGCCTACACCATCAGAGTCTACTTTTCTTTCATCTTTCCAAATGAAATACTTTAATACTCTCATATAAGCATAGTTACCATTAAAGGATTTAACATACTTATCAGTTGCTTCAAGAATCTGTTTATCAGTGAATTTGTTTCCATATAGCTTGAAGAACTTCTTTAATCTTAGTGTAACATCTTTCTTATTACCTCTAAAATACTGAGAAGTACCTTGCTTCTTTTGCTGTGGAAACAATGCCATCATTTTAAGAGCTAAGTCTTCAATCCTGTCTTGTGGCTGTCTGTCTTTATCAGAGTCTAACAATACACTAGATACTCTCTCATCATAGCCCATAGTTACAAGATACTTATTAAACATATCTTTAACTAATGCCTTCTTATCTTCAAGATTAGCAAATAAAGTAGGCACATCAGCTCCTGTTTTCACAAGAGCTATTGCCAATACTTCACTCATAGTCAGATTATATTTAGCACAAACATCTTCATCAATTGTAATTGTCATACCTTAATCTGATTTAAACTTTCAACTACTGTTACAAGCTCTGGATTGTAATCCTCAAGCATTTTCTCAATTATCTCTTCTTCTCTTGTATTACTGTAGTAAGGTATAATTAATACAGGGTTAGGATGTCTTAATAACCTTCCTAACTTCTGCTTAATCATAGTATCACTACTATTCAAGGAAGCATAGATACCAACCTGACAATCAATAAGATTCATGCCCTCATTAAGCATATTACATGATGTTATATGATTAATTTTCTTTTGATTGAACTTCTCAAGAATTTCAATAGAGTCCTTATTCTTACTATTGATACAGTTCTTACCTAGTATCTTTGTTTGTTCAATAGAGTTACAAAAGGTAATACTTCTGTAGTTCTTAAGTAACACTTGAAGGTTTTGTACAATGGGATTCTTAAATGTACCTAGCATTTTTAATCTTAAACCTGCTAGATATAGCCATTTATTTTTAATGACATCATTCTTACTCCTCATATACATTCTCTTCCAGTATTCAATCTTTGAGCCAATCTCATAGATATATTCTGCTTGAGTGCATAGTACAGTTATAGATGTATAGGATTTATTCTTAAGATATTTCCATCTGTCTCCATAATCACAAGTAATCTTCTTTCCTTTAGATGAATTCTTTAATTCTAATGGATACTTCCTATTAGTATTATCCAACTTATAAGGTATAAGATATACTCTTGGATCAGGTAAAATACCTTCATCTATAGCCTTCTTAGCTGTTACTTGGTAACAATATAGTCCTTTGAAGTGACACTTTAGTTCATCCTTGAATTTACCAACAGTAGCTGACAATAACACACACCACTTGAACTTCATAGTATCTATATATCCTAAAGACATCTCAGTAAAATGATGACATTCATCTGCTATTAACATATCAAATGATTTATCTTTGTGCTTCTTTATTCCTACATAAGTACTAAATGTTACATACTTCAGGTATTTATCAAGCTTCCACTTAGTGAATTCTTCTTTCCAATTATCTATTAAGACAAGTCTTGGAACTAATATAAGAATACTCTTAGGTTTTCTCTTATTCATTAAGTCTAAAGCTTGTTTAGTCTTACCAAATGAAGTAGGAAGTTCAAGGAGTATGTTACTTGAATCTATAGACTGTATATCTTTTGATACTATATCTCTATTCATATCTACGGAGGTAATTTACTTACAATTGATTTAACTTTACTAATGTACCCAATATCTTCTGCATATTTAATCCTAAGTAAGAAATGATAATAGTCTTCACCATCTTTCTGCTTATACTCTATCATATTCTTATATGCTATGATGCAATTGGTCCAATGGTCAAAGTTATAATACTGTTGAGCTTTACTATTATACAACCCAAAGATGTTGTTCTTCTCTTTACATAGCCTTGATTTATAATTAGCACTCTCAAGCTTAGCTTGTGCCAATACTATCAAAGGTTCCTTAATCTCATAATAGACAAGGGCTTTTAGCAATGTACTATCATTCAATTCTTCATTGAGAAACTCTGGTTGTTCTAACTTAACATAATGTGCAGGAGGCTTCTTCTCTATATTGAATATATGAAAGACCAACCCTGTAAGTGCTGCTATCCATATAACAATAAACACAATAATAAAATCTCTTAATTTCATGATTAGATAACTTTAATGATTCTTACATTATCAGGTAAATCTGATTTATCCCAGTCTTTGTATGAGTTAGTGAAGTACACTTCATCATAGTTCTCACTGAGAGTAGTAATACCTTTAGGGTTAACCATGTGAGTTACATAGATAGCTAACTTCCTATCAGGATTAACTTCTCTAATCTTGTTAGCAACCCCTACAAAGGTTCCACCTGCATCACATAGATCATCCATAACTACAAGAGGAAAGTCTTTAAAATCTTCATCTTGAAGTAATTCAGGATTCTCTATATGAAATCCTTCTAATTTACCTGTGTCTGGATTACAAGTTTTACTACACATAAGAACTTCACCCAAGGTTTGATACCTATTAACTGCACCTGAATCTGGATATACTGGAATGTAACCAGTGAAGTTAGGTATTCTTGGCTCTAAAGAACCCCAAAACTCCTTAATAAGAGCTTCTGTTTTGTGTGAATGAGGCTCAAGCACATTTACAGACTCTGGATTCATACTATTAATGAGATTAGACACTACCTTCAATGAATAGGCTTCATTAAAGCTAATAACTCTATCCATTCTCATAGACATAAGGTAATATATGTGCAAAGCAAATGTAACCTCATGCCTATTCAGTATATCTCCTATCTGTAGTAGAATAAATAAGTCTTTTGGACTTGTAATTCTACATACCACAATAACCTTATCTTTTCTATCAATACCCTCAAGTTTGATATGAGGCTCACCATCAGGGAATGTGATAATCTCAAACTTAATATCACTTTTCTCTGGTCTAACTAGATTTAATACTTGCATATCTTCTTTATTTCATAATTTATATTTCTCTTTTTTGTATGCTTCAATATCTGAGATTTTAACTACATAATAGTAGTAATCGTTTATACTCCAATTCTTATAAGTAAAGTATTTCCATACAGTAACTGCATACTGAGAACCATACCCAACTACCTTAGCTATAACAAACTCTTTTAGTTGTTCAACAGCCTTCTTTCCATAGATTCCTATTGCTTTATCATTAGGGTCTTGAAGTGATTCCCATTTAACACTACTAACAAGATACACTGGCAAAAGCATAAGGTTACCTTTAACTACTACCCACATTTTAGTGAGCAGTTGTGGGCCTCTCATACCTAAGACAAGAGTTACATTCTTCATAGTCTCAGAGTCTGGAAAATGGCTACAGTTATACTCTATATGTGACCTGTTAAATAGTTCTATCCTCTTCTTAGATGCCTTATAATTGAGAATACCATTAGATACATAGAATCCACCCAACTTAAGACCACGATTAGCATAGTTATCACGTTGGTGTATAAACTCATTAAATACCTCTTGAAGATTTCTTATTTGAGCATATTTACTACCCTCTTGAAGAAACTCTGAATAGGCTTTATTTACTGGTCTTCCAACTCTTGCCATTAGGAATTTCCTTATCTTACTATATGGGATATGTACTAATCCTCTACTAGTTTGACTCCAGTAATCACCTTTGTCAGACTGTACTCTCATAGGTAAATGGGTAGCATCAATCTTATTCATGGAAGCTCTTTTAGTCTTCTTGTATAATCTTGACCTTTTACCATTGCCTACTCCTTGCATTTTAAGTTCATAACTCATATTAAAATAGTTTTATGTAGGTTCTACTACAGTTACCTAACCAATCATACTTATTAAACCAGAAGAATAAATGATACTTATCCCTAGATTGAATTAAATCAAGTCTAGGTTTATATCTAATTATTCTACTGGTTATATAAGCTATTAGTGATACAATAACTAATATTTTAAGGTACATCATATCCATTTATAATAATAGATTCATCATTACATTTCTTTCTTGCTTTGTTACATAGTACATAATTGAATCTCTGAAGAAGCTCATATATAATTGGGTTTTCTGCTATCTTTTCATCACTTAGATAGTTATCAACACATAGCATATCTAATACAGGTAGAGTAACATTAGAATCAATATCCTTTAAGATAGCCTTTATAGTGTTGCCAGTATCCATAAAATCATCTATAACTACAGAGAAAGGTCTACTACTAGGTGCAAGAAATCCTATACCTGACATACTATAGTCATGTGAACTTTCTTCACACTTTCTTGATACTATAATATTAACATCATGCTGTTTCTTCTTTAAGATATACCCGACAGCTCCAGCTAATATAGTGCCAGAAGTGCCTCTACATATTAATGCAATGCGTTTATCTTTTCCTGCTATAGTGTGAATAGTACGAGCTACTTCAACTATGTAGTCTCTATTTCTGTTAAATGAGGCTCCTACAGGATAAACACAATCAGTATCTTCTTTGAAATGAATTAACTGCATATTATTACCCCTCTCGTTTATTTGAACAAAGTATTTAAATTAGTATTTCTTTTCTCCATAATCTTTTAAATTTAATGAGTTGAAAGGAAAAAGAGCCTACTTTCACAAGCAAGCTCTTTTGAAATTGAAATTAAAACGAAAAACAAAAACAAAACTTAATCTTCAAATACTTGATAGGTAAATGAAGTACCACCAAGCCCTTCAGCAATTCTCTTCAAGTGAGCCTCAAGTCTCATTTTATCATTCATGCCAGCCCAAGTTCCTGCTTTACACCAATAAGGACATAATTCCTTATCAATCATAGCATCATAAGCATCCTTGCTAATATTCAATGATTGACTTGCAGGAGCACATTTTCTGGTTTGAACAGTAAGAACTTCTCTGTCTTCACCTTTAGGCCCAGATACTTCTATTTTAAACTCATTAAAACTATTTGGTGTGTTTTCAGCCGCCTGCTGACTTAACATTACACTGCCTAGCAGTTTAATGGAAAGATTTACTTTAACTGTATTATTCATGTTACTTATTGATACTAAAATCAATCTCAATTGGTTCCAATACTATTGGTTCAATAGTCAACTCTTCTTGAGTTATCTCTATTGCTTTATCATCCCACATATCAGCTATACCAGATTTCTGGGATGCAGTCTCTTCCATATTCATATTTCATTGTCAAAATCAGGATGTTTATGCATTAAATACTTACTTACATCTAATACTACTAAATGCTGCACTCCTATAGCTGTAATTAATCCTATTATTATATTCTGCCATGCAGGTAATACTTCCCATGATGACAGATATAACACACATAGAACAATTGTTATGATTGTAGTATTACAGTATATACAATAACCTAATGGATATGCTAACCAAGCCTTGAATTTATCAATCTTTCTAGGCTTTATGTTAATACACTCATTGCACCATAGATCATCTTCAATCTCAGCCCAAGGTTTTAACCATCTGTAGTAGATGAAGTTGAATATCTGATTCTCTCCTTTAAGGCAATTCCTATAGAATAGCCCTATTAACCCTCCTATTAATCCTAGAAGGATAAACTCAAATAATAGTGTGATCATCGGTTATACACTTTAAGTTCTTTACCACTACATGAGGCAAACAACATAAATACTTTACTTCCTTTTCTTCTTAGTACTTTCATTACTGTAATGCATTAAGTATGTTACTGTATGGGTCTTCAAAGTTAAATTTACCAATGGGAACTACATAATTCCAATAACAATAAGTTACTATATTACCACCTTCCTCCAGAAGATATGCTGCATGGTTATCACGAAAACCTCTAAGTTTCCAATCATAACCATCATCACTTACCATTACTGGAGCTTTGTCTTTTAAAAAGTAAACATTATCCCAGTTTCTTTTATCTTTAGAAGGGAATAACAAGCATTCGCCACTAGAATAACTTTGATAATATCTACCATCTTTATAAAAGGTAGAGACTGACCCTTCTATTCTAACTTCTATTACAACACCACTTACACTTTCAAGTTTAACCTCTCCAAACAAAGGACTATATAATTTAGTACCTTTAGGAGCATCTTTAAGTATTTCTGCTATATTCATCGTTTAAAATAATTAGGCTTATAAAATATTCTTTTCCACCAAGGAAGATTCTCAAATACATTGATGATATTCAATGCCTCATCAAGTGCAGATAGTCTTTCATCACCATATTCCTTCACAATCTTATGAGTTTTCTCAAGTATCTCATTGCAGATTCTTCTGATTTGATAGTATAATTTCTCAGATGGGTCTAATGTTCCACCAACATGAATACTCGTACCTCCCCATCTATAACCAAAGTCAACAGCTATTGTGAGTCTAGGTGTATTACTCTGGCTTCTTAATTCATCATATTCTTTCTTTGAAAGAATAACACATTTCTCATTATTTTCCATGTTATAAATCTATAAGATTACATTTACTAATATACCACTTAAACCAATCAGGGATACCAAATATGCTATACATTATAAACAACTGTATAGCACATATTAGTATAAGTACAATAATCATCTTGCCTAAGTCTGGTATAACTAACCACCAACTCTTGACATTCCACCAGTATCTAACTAATGTATTCTTCATAAATAGCACCATTAGGTTTCAGTCCTTCATAATTCTTCTTGACTTTATTTATATACTCAATTGCTTCTTCCTTTGTACAACATGTTGAAATAAGCTTATTATTAAAGTAAACTCTATACTTGAAAGACCCAAACTCACAATCTAGTATGACTGAGAACTTACTCTTAACAGTCTCAGCCTTCTTACTTTTTACACTATTACCTTTCACTATGTAAAGTGCAATAGCACCAATTGCACACATAAGGATTGTAATCCACACTATAATCATTACCATATTGCTATTTTTTTTTAATTAGTTTATTGTTCCTTCAAAGTACACTCTACAGGTATTGATGAACCTTTAATGTATTGTTTAATTAAAGTACAATACCTTGTAGTGTGTCTTCTACTGTTCCTTATAGTTTTACTCCTGCAATAAGGACATTCACCACAGGAGTATATCCTTATTATTTTCATACCTTCTTTAACATTCCTTTTTCAAGTTCAGGATATTCTTGTGCCATTGAAGAATGTAACAAGGTTACATGGTCAATATATAATGGACCATCACGTTTATCTACACAATAAGTCTTACCATTCTCATATACCCATTGCATTAACTCATTTCTACTATCATCTGTAAGAAATAAGCCATAGTATTTATAATCATCCATATTATGTTAACATATTTCTGATTTCCTGATTATCCATACACTTATATTGGGGATTATTCCTTCTCACCCAATCCTCAGAGGTCTCATCATTATTAATATAATCAGAAGGTGTAAATCTCTGTTGACTCCTCCAATACTCTCTTAATAAAGATTCTGTTGGTTCAAAGCCTTCTACTATATGAGCACACTTCTCTTCAGGTTTAATAGTAAGAGCTAAACTACCACGCATACAAACATAATAGTTATCAGTATCATAAGGTCCTGTCATCTCTTTACAGAATCTACAGTTCTTACACTTAGCTTCAATGTTCATATCTATTTAATTTAATTGTTTACAAATGTACTCCCTATAAGACTCGAACTTATGACCCACGCCTTAGAAGGGCGTTGCTCTATCCAACTGAGCTAAAGGAGCATATGTAACCATGTTTCACAACATAGTTACATCAATTTAATTTAACCTATTATATGCCTAAAACAACAACTTCAATTAAAAATGTAACAGTCTATATTCACATACTGACTGTTACTGTCAAACATTTATCAAACAAGAATCAATTGCTCTATGAAGTTATTCAAATAACTCTCTGATTGCATAATGACCTAATATCTTACATGCCTTTAGTAAGTCAAAATGAGACTTAAAGTACACAGTTCCCTCACATATTGCATTATAAGAGGCTATTTTAATTATGTAGTCGTCAGTAGTAACCACATTAAGATAAGAAGGAGCAACAATTTCACATCTTGGTACTTTCTGTAGATAGTAACCAGTGTCTCCTACTTTCTTTTCCCAGCCTTTATTAAAATAATGAGCTAAAGTAACAAGGTTTATGTGAATTTCTGCCTTACGTTTTTCCTTTGTGGGAATATACTTTCCCATCATAGAAAGCTGTAGCTTACTTCTAATGCTATCAAGAGTTTCTTCTTCAAGTTCTTCTTTAGAGTAAGCACTTAAAGCTAATGTTTTAAGAGTTTCATTGTCACTATTAATCCACTCTCTTGCTTGCTCAATAGTGATTTTAACACTTCTTTCTTCCATATTTCTAATCTTTATCTGTTAATACTAACACAGGTTGATAACCTTGTTTATACAGAATAGTAGGTTCATACTCATCCATTAGTCTATCTCTGTCTTCTAATGGTGCTTTTAATATGAGTATTACAGCAGACATAGTTTCCCAATCCATAGATATAACTTGATTATTCCATTCACAATCAGGATCAGTATATATTATCCAATACACATAACCTCCCTTTGATTGGGCACCATGATACTCTACTACACTTGAAGGGTTAAAGGTAGCATAGTTCCATGTATCATCAGGTTCAGTGTATCTAACAATAGGCTCAAACTTCACACAACTACAAGCTACTGTCAATAACAGTATGCTTAGTATTATATTTTTCAAGTGTTTCATGACATTCTTTTATTAGTTTACCAATAGGTTTATTGATGGTTTTCTTGAGAAGAGAGTACTGTTTAGCACTTTCCTCATTCCTAAAATCTTGAGTAGTTTTCATACTCTATTAGCTTTGAATTGTTCAATCTGACTCTTTAATCCTAACTCAAACTCTTCAAGTGGTGAGAGTTTAGGAGTGAGAGAAGTGCTAATCATAAGAAATAACTTACTGTTATTATCATGATTCTCTTTGAGCATAGCTTTATGAGCTTTCTTTGATGAGCTGTAGTTCTCTGAGGATGCAATACATGCTCTGTTTATTCTTTTTCTCATTTGAAATGTTGTTTGTTAATTGTTATATTATAAAGAAATAGAGTAAGCGCATTATATTGTTATTATGCTATTACATGACCTCGTGAGTCACTCTTTCTCTTACTCTATTAATAGAAGTTGAGAGAGGAGTTGAACCTCTATTACTAGTCACTTTCTCCATTTATAACTAGCGTTCTAACCATTAAACTACTCAACTTACTTAATTTGCAATGAGATTTTCATTAGAGAAAATAGATACCTTTCCTCTAATTATTGTAGTTGTATCTAAATCTAATAACATAACTTTACTACGGTCATATCCTACCTAGATTTTTTCTATCAATACCTTTACTCTCTAATTAAGTTAACAGTACTCATATTTGAATTCCCCACTAAGTATTATTGATGCTTCAGTCCTGCTTACTAATCTCAACACAGTCCTCTATTCGTTATGACATCTGCTTAATTAAATTTCATGCGGCCTACATTAAAGATTATAGATTATAACTACTGTCTGTCTCATGTGCTATTCTATTATAGTATATTCATGTTTCTGATAGATTTAGCCCTCTATCTAATGTTATCAACTACTATTATTCATTGATTAACTAGGCATAATTGTGCATTGGATTTTACATTATGTATTATTGTAGAAACCTCAGTTTAGTAGATTTATTCCTAAGGTTTCAGGGTTTAAAATTAAACTAAGTTAGCTATAAAGTGACTAAATTCTTGTTGAATTAGTCACGTTTTCTATCTTTTGATGACACAATACAGCCAATTGTTATGGCAAATAGGGCTATTATAGTCCAAATTATGTCACTTGTGAATGAAGGTTCTAATAGATTCATCAGTAAATACAGTTATTAATTTGCCAATCAGTTGCTTATGTCAAATGTGAAAAAAGAGATGTAAAGTGGGAGTATTTTACTGATACTCAGCCACTTACACCTCTTTATTAAAGTATTACTTTAAGTAAATTAACACTATAACAATAGTATTAAATCTTTACTCTAAGTATATCAGACTCTCCTTCTTTCTCAAGAGTCAATAACTGTGCTTTACTCAGATCAACTGAGTCTCCAACACCAACAGTAGCATCATTGCTCAATGCAATGTACTTGTTGCCACCAGACTTCATAAAGAAGCAAACTGAATTACCATAGGTTGAAGGCACAACCTCAGCTTTAGATACTGCGTTAATCTCTTCTTCTTCAAACTTTCTACTTGATTTGAGACTCCATTTACCAGCGTAAGTTCTTAATGTTCCAAAAATGTTCATAATGCTAAATTTTAAATGTTAATGTAATATGTTAATTATGACTCTCCAACATAGCAATAACTCATGCAGAGTGTCAAGAGCTAAGGAGGAGTAATGAGCTTTGCTTTTAACTTTTAGCTTATTTATTGTTGCTAACAGGTGTCAGCCGAAGGCTGACTAGCCTGAAGGCTGACCTTAAAATCTTATAATCTTAAAATCTTATTAATCTAATGATGAGAGTAACCAAAACTTTATCTTATTAAATCTTTGATTAATCAGATACTAGGGAGGAGTAATGAGCACTACTTTTTATTAGTTTCTCCTACCTTTAAACACTCATTAACTACTATTTAACTATTAGTTAACATGATTAATGTACTATTTGACTTAAAGAACTATATATATTTAACTTAAAGAACACACTACTTCATTTCATTGAAACTATACCTCTCATTTCATAGGAGTTTGAAAAGTGTGACTAATATAGTAT